GAGTGAAAGACTTCATGATATGCGTCAGTAAGATTAGAACCTTTAAATAGACTAATAGTATTCTGTAAGAAAGATGCAATAAACTGAGGGCCTTTAGAATGTTCTTTACCTGTCATTACAAGCTGTAGTACATTCAACCATCCAGAATCCTTTAACCAATCCATAGCCAAAGTTTCCTCAGTCCAATTTAATCCCGATAAAATATTATCTTCCCTAATAGGAGTATCTAATGATTGAAACTTTGTTGCATCAATCTCAGCATCAATATCCTCAATAGTAACTTCAGGTTTAAAAGCAATATATGGAAAATACGAATGTAACTCATTACTATCATTAACCACCACATCAGTATACATATTTTCAATCAAATAATCTTTTAGTGGTATTACTTCAACATCAAACTTTTTACCATTAACGTTAACACCAACAACTCTATAAATCATTCCAGAATCAATTGTACTTACATCAGGAAACACTCCTTGAGATACTGTAGGTTTCATTGCAAGCATGGGCGTACCATTCACAATTACATATTCTTGCTGACTTGTTACTTTAGATAATACTTGTTCAGCTGTTCCCTCTAAAGGAACATAATTAAGAGGTCTAGGAAAGTTCTCTCCTATTGGAATTAATTGATATGTAGATATAAATCCTAAAAAAGCTTCTGTTAATGCCTTTATATTTTCTTCTTTCTTTGGACCTTTAACGCTTGATCCACTTATAACATAACGTACACCATTAAAGGTTACTCCTCCAACTTGTCCATTTTTAGGATTAATGTCTACATTGAAAGGAACTCTTCCTTTAACTCCTACACTAAACATAGGCATATAAGAAGATATAAGTCTTGCTCTTTCCTTAGCGGTTATAAATACAGAATTATTTGTAAGTAACTCAATAAACAAAGCTATTTGCTTTTCTCCTAATGATTCAAAAGGTTTTTCATAAACAGCAATAGTTGTATGATAATTAGGGATTTTTATTGAGGCATTACGCGAAGCACCAATTTGTTTTATTTCAAAAGCTAAAGTATCAATATTTTTAACATCACTTAAATTAGATTGAAGCTTAGTATTACGTTCTAAGTTTCCAGTACTAGATTCCCCTAAGTTAATATTAAAATATACGTCTTCATTATTTCTAACCTTTGCTATTGATTGATTTAACCATCCTAGATATTCATTAATTTTATTATCAAATTCTTTTTCTGCATCCTTAACTGTTACACCTTTTGCTATTTCAGAACGTACATAATTTTCACGTTGATATTCAAATTGACTTTCTCTACCTTTAATATTTAGTATTGGAAACTTTCCTTTTTGAGAAGCATTACCTTGTTCATCAAACAAAGCTATATTATTTGTTTTATCTACAAGTACAAGAACGTACATACCTACGTTTGCTATCTCAGATGAATCAAAACCAAAAACAGCATTAGGATCATTAATAACATCCTCCTTCTTAACCATTTTTAATCTATAGTTCAGTTTGTTTCCATCATTAATTACACTTCTTTGAACATTTGCTGTAAATATTTTCTTTGGATCTTTTAACTGATTCCCTTTATAGGATTGCTTTTCTTCATCCCATGTAGCTTCTTGGTTAATTATTGCATACAAAGGAAGTCTAATAGCCTCCCAACGGCCTACAACAGCATTTCCAATTGGAGCTGTTATTTCTTTAATACCTAAAGATTGAGCAATGTTATTAACTACAGAAGCAAATGCGGATTCTTTATCATCTTTAATTGCAGTAAGAATAGACAGATTAGCTTTTTCAACTTCTTGTTTTAAAGAATCGTTTGCAAGTAATGGATTATTATTTATTTCTGTAATTAACAACTGAGGTACAATAGTTAAATGCTGAAGTACTAATTCTTCTATTGAAAAATCTCCTGATGTTATTTGTCCCGGTTTAACTTTTAAATCAGAAAGAGCCTTAGTATAAAGCTCTTTTATAATCTGATTATATGTTTGTCCTGAATTAACTAGATTCGGTATATTCTTATTAAAATAGGTTGCTAATAATTTTAATGATTGAGGTGAAATACAAACTTTCATAGTTACTTGCAATTATTAAATTCATTATTAATTTGAGCTATAAGCTCTTCGTCTGGTATACTTTCAAATTCAGAAACGTTACTATTAAAATTACTAAAAATATTTTTAATAGAAGCTTTAATAGTTTCATTATCTTCATTTGTCAAAGATAAGTTTAAAGTTTGAGAATTAATACTTTCTCCCGGCTCATAAATATTTTCTACAGCACCCATTAAATCTAACACGTTTACCGTATAAGGAATATTATTTTTTATTTCCGTAATACGTAATCCTATATTAGGACTAAGAGTCATATTAGATTGAAGCATATAGGTTCCTGCAGGAAGTATAATACCATTTCCTAAATCAATAGAACGTAACTCTACAGTTACAACACCCTCATTTAATAAAACATCTTGAAAAACTGAAACTCTAGTTTGTATTCTATTATTAATAATTATTTTTTGGTCTGTTGAATATTTACCCAAAGGATTATTAACTACACTATAAATTAATATTATATTGTTAATGGATGTAGCTCTCTCAATATCATCGATCATTTTTTTAATCTGCATGCTATTGCTTAAACCTTGATATCTTTCACTAAATAAAGAAACTTGAATTTCAAATGCTGTACTTTTTGGAAGATTATCCATAAAGTCATCTTCTTCTTTATCTTTCTTTTCAGATACTTTACCTTTAGGATTAATAGTATCATACAACTCTTTTTGTTTAGTAGTAAGAGCATTATAATTTCCTTTATATTGTCCTGTTAAGATTTGATATTCTATAGATGATTGAAAATCAATTTGTATAGTATTATCTTCTTTATTTTTTTCAGCTGAAGTTAAATATAATTGTAATAAATCTTCATCTGATAATCTACCCTCATAATCTTCATCAGCACCTGTTTCACTAAAATATACATCTTCAAAATAATTAGCCATTTCAGATAAACTGGTATTTTCGCTTAATAATTCAATAAAAATATTTGCTCTACTTCCCCAAGTGTTTTTAAAAGCTATAGTCATACCGTCTAAAAACACATCAGCAAAGCCGTCAGCTGTTTTAAATGGAGATGTATTAGATAATAATGACCTATATAGTTTTAATGCACTTGGGGTTACTCCACTTGAAAATATATCACCTAAAATTTCAGGATGCAATTTCTCTGTTTTTAATGCATCATATAACAAGTACTTAGCTTGGTCCTCTGTAAGAAAATCACTATTTCCCGTAAAATAATCACCAATTTCATTAGCTAATTGTGTTTTTTTATTGACTCTTTTAGTCATTTGTGACTTTGACTTTGTTGTAACTTTAACTGCTGAAGAGCCTTTTTTAGAAAGTATTGTATACTTAATTACCTTATCTGACTTGACCTGACTTAATTTTCTATTTAATGCAGTTATTACTTTTGTTCCCGCAATATTATTAATTAAAGCATATTTTAATTGATCCATTACAATTTTTTCTACTTCAGATTGACCTAAATTCACATCAATAGTTTTTATTGATTTTGATAAATCTTCAGCTTCTTGTAATTTTTCAAGTACAGCATTTAAGAATTCTTCTTTAGGTAAAGAGAATAAATCAAAACTAGAATATCTTATATAATCAACGTCTTTTTGATTTATTGTCCAAAGTCTATAATCATCTTTATCTGATTTATACTGTTTACGTAAACGAGGATCATTTCCAGTATATCGATAACCTTGTTCTGCAACTAATAATCCCCAATTACTTTTTTTATTTTCTACTTTGTTTTCAAAATCAGCTTTAGTATTTGTAGAAACAGGAGTTACTTTTTTCTTATTAATTCTTCTTTGTTCTAAAGCTTCTCCAATATCTTCAAGATAACTTGCAAAAGCTTTAGCATCTGTAATGTTGGATAATTCAGTAGAAATGATTTCTAATTCAGCATCAGTAAAAAAATCTTCAATTCCTACATACTCATTTTTAATTTCTTGAGCTGTTGTAAAAATATTAAACTTTGGAGCTGTACTCTTAATAGAAGAACGTGTTGACTTTACTGCAGGATCAAATGGTTCTATAATGCTACCAAAAAATCCTATAATTAAATCAAATCTATCATTAAGAGTAGATATTTTACCAATATTATTTCTATGACTTCGTATAGCTCCATTGATTGGATTAACGTACATGTCATAATATTTACCCTCTTTATTGTCAGTTCTTAAAGCAATAACATGAATCATTCCTGAAGGTAATATTTTAACTTTTTCAATTAAAATTTCTACTTCAGTTACAACATCTCCAACTAAAGCTTTAAATGTTTTACCTAAAATGTTATTTGTATTATTTGCCCAACCATCAATAGCGTAAGTATCAGCAATTATCTTTCTTAAAGAAATATCAGAATCAGCATTAATAGTTTCTTCTACTCCTAGATGATTAACAAATGTAGTTGTTACTCCTCCAATAGCAGCATCCATTATTCCAGCATAAGCTCTTTCTCTTGTAGCTTTAAATTCTTTTTCTGCAGCGTCTGAAAACAAAATAAGACTTAAATCGTCATCTTCTGTTTCTTCTTCATCTACTATCTCAGCTGTAGATGTTGGTTTATTGCTATTAAATTGTCCTATAACATCAATAAAACTTGGCAGATGCATGTTATCTTCTATACTTTGAATAATATCATCAGTAAGCTCATCTAAAAGTTCTCGCATAGGTGGAGTAGCTTTACCTATGCTTATGTAGTATTTTTTAGCTAAAAGATATTGAAGTTCTTCCGGAAGAGTTTCAAATTTTGAAAAACTATTAATAATAGTTTGGCCTGCATCATCAACTTGATTGATAGCTGTATTTGATTCAGGAACAATAACCGTATCTGTTGTGGTTACAACTTTATCAATTGCTTCTAAACGTTCATATTCTTTAAGTAAACCGTCTACTTCAATATTAATATTATCAATTTCTTTTTTTATAATAAAAATAGAACGAAACTTAAGAGAACTAGTTTTAGTTTTTCTAGTTTCTAAACCCTCAACATCTTTTCGTAATTTTTTAATTCTAGTTTGAATTTCTTTCTTTTTAGCTATTCTCTCTTCTATTGTGGAAGTAGGCAATACTATTTCTTCTTCTGGTTCTTCAATGACCACCTCTTCTTCTTCTGTAACCTCTTCTTCAGTTTCCGTAAGATCTTCTTCAGTTTCTTGTTCTGCTACAGTTGGGCTTTCAACTACTTCTTCTATTTCAGATTCAGCTAAACTTAATTGAGCAATCCCAAGAACTTGATCTAGCATTGTTCCTTTAATATCTCCTCCAAGTTCCAATCTTAAAGTACGATTTAAATCTTTCCATACAGAAGCATTAGTAGCATCAACATCACTTTCAATACTTGCTAATACTAATTGAAAATCTTTATTTGTAAAAGATTCTACAATAAAAACTAATGGGTTATTAAAAAGACTGCTTGATGTAATATCTGAGATTTGTTGCGTAGCACTTGTTGTATCTTTTTCTTCATCAACAATTCGTGCAATATAAGCTTGCTTTGCTTCATTCATCATAGATGTTATGTCTGAAACAAATTCTTGATTTTCTTCTATTTTCTTAGAAAAAATATTTTGAACTAAACCGCTTATAGCAACATATTCAAAAGGTAGTTCAGCCATAACATAATCTGAAGCACCAAAACGAATATCTAATACTAAATCTCCAGCTTCATTAAAAGATATTGGACCGTCTGCTGTATCAGTAAGAATAACATTATTTGTAAAAGGTATTAAGCTAAATTTTTCAAGTAATGCAATTTCACTTTTTGTTAAATATGTATTTCCTTTAGCCAATAACTTATTAATAAAATCCTTAACTGTAATAGGTTCATTTAATTTATTTTTTCCAGCATAAGCATTAAGTAACCCGGAAGCTTTACGTTTATCTCCTTTAGCTTTAGCTCTTGCTCCTAAATCTTTTGAACCTTTGTAACCTTTAATTTTTTTACCCGTAAGACTTTTATACTTTTTTCCAATTATTTTAACAGCAAGGTCATATTTTTCTGAAGTTACTTCATTATTTGTATCTACATCATATAACTTTGAAGGCATTACTCCTTTATCAAGTAGATCGTCCAATTCATCAAGTTCAAATATAATACCGTTATCCAACAATTCAGCAAGCATAGCGTCAGAAGTTTCACGTTCTTGCCAACTTTCTATTGAGCTTTTTATATAAGCTTTTTTATTATTACCTACCTCTATTAAAAATGCTTTACGTGCTTCTAACCATTTAGCTGAAGACTTAGGATTATTAAGTATATCTGCATAATACTCAAGTTCTTTTTGTTCATCTGTAATTTGATATAAATCAAAAAGGTCTTTAAATTTTTTAGTGTATCTAGAATAAAGATTTTTATCAGAAGCCAAAGATGATTCATTAGGAATAGAATTTAACTCTGTATTAACTGCCAGCATGTATCTACCAAAAGAATCTTCCATTGCTGAATAAATGTCATTTATATCAGACTCATCTGTAGAAGCATCTAAACTTATAAATCCTTTTTGTAAATCTTTAAGTGCATTCAACTTAATTAAAGCTTTTTGATGGTCCTTAGTATCATCCATCTTATACTCCTTGTTAGAAGCAACTTGTTCTTCAAGTAATTTAATTTGCTCTTTTAAATCTTCACGGTTAGTTAATGCTGAAATTTCAGTATCTGTAAGCTTACTATTGTCTTTTAAGTTATTAGCAATTCCTTTTTTACGTTCAGCAAAATTTCTAATCTTATCTCCAGCAAATAACATTTGTTCTTTCAAAGAATCCCATGCTATAATTTCTAAAACGCGTTCTTGTTTTTGGTCACCTGTTAATGTAGAATCTCGTAATACACTATCTACATTACCTTTAGAAGGCATTTCAAGATTAATTCTGTCATATTCTTTTTTAAGAGATGAAATGTCAGCTTTACGTTTTTCTATTTTTTCAAAAAAGTCTGCTTTATTATCTTCTGTAATATCAAGACGGTCTAAAGATTCATTTAATTCTTTTGCAGAATAACCACTCATTTGATTTAAATGGTCAATCAATTCTTTCTCCATTCCATTCTTGAATAATTCACGCATACCCAATTGGAAAATCTCAGTCTTCTTATCTTCAAATATTTTTTGATCACCAGTTCTTCCAGCTTCTAACATTTGCTCACGAAGACCAATCATTCTATGTGATGTAGCATTGATATCAACTTCAAAAGAAGCTCCTTGTGATTGAAATAACTGAGTCATTATTTCAGCTGACTCTTCACGTTGTTTCCATAGCTCTGAATATTTTTTTCTACCTTCTGCAGACCAAGCATTATATTCAGAACCAAAACCTCTTTCTCCAAAAGAATATTCACTAGCAACTTTAGTAGCCATATTTACCGGTGAGGCAAAAACTCCCATTAAAGCTCCTGACGCAAAAGTTGAAAATTTACTATCTCCTAATGAATTAGAAACGTCATTCCAATAAGCACCAAGACTCATATTTTTAGCTGACCTCTTAACATTTCCAAAAACAGGAATCTTTTCCTTTCCTATCTTTTTACCTTCCTCATTGTACTTATCTTTGTAAACTAATTTACCTTTAATATCTCTTTCAAAACCTAAATCCTCAAACTCTATTACTCCATACTTTTTAGCAGCAGAAGCTATTATATCTTGACCGTACTCTTGTACACCCTCCATTGATGCTTGTACACTAGCTTTTATTACTCCTGGTAATGTAATAGATGATAATTTTTTTGTAACATAGCTTTTAATAGATGGAGCTAAAGATTTTATACTAACATTTCTAAATCCTGTACCTGAAATACCAAAATTATCTATTGATCTAAGGAGCGTATTTGTTGGAGAAAAACCTTTAAATAAACCTTCAAAGGTAATTGCATTAGTAATATATATTAATCCAAAGTTTGTAGTATAAGTTTTATCGTAAGCAGCTTGCGATTTAGCTAAAATAAAATCATTATCTTTTCTTGATATACTTTCTCCTGGGTGAGCTATTTGCCATTTTTTAATAGCGTCATCATAAATTTCATCTTTAACAAAATTTGCTTCAAGTTTAGATTCAGAATGAGATAAATAAATTTTACGAGCATCTCTAGATAAAGCAGCCGCACCCATAACAGTTTTAGTTAAACCATTTAAATTTTTAAAGTTTGCTGCAGCCACAGCCATATCTTTACCAATAGTTTCAGCAGGTTTAAACATTCTTAAAAAATCTGCTGTATTTCCAAATGGTAATAAAGTTTTACCAAAACCAGCAACTGTACTATGAAACATACGAGCATCTTCAATGTTACGTAGTTTAGCTAATTTACCAATTTTTGAATCAAATTGTGCAATACCTCTACCTAATTTACTTAATAGTGATCCAGCTCTTGTTGCTTCAGCCGCCATTAAAGGAGCTGTAACACCTCCCGCAGCACCTCCTGATAAAAAGGTTGCTGCACCTAATAATAGTTCTTCTGCAGCTACTGAAGCAATAATACCCATAGTATATCCAGCCGATAATTGTGTATTAGCCCAAAATTCAGTAGCTCCACCTCGTCGAGAACCATAGTCAGACATTATTTTTCCAAAATCTTTATGGTTTTCTTCACTACCAAATGCACCAAATGCAAATGAATCTGACATACCTACACCTGCCAATTTAATCATTCCATTAAATCCACGCGATATATCTTTAGTCCATGGAGTTTCTTGTTGATATTTAGATTCATTATCCCTATAAGGATTATAACCTAACTGCCCATAAGCTTTAGAACCGTATGTTAAATACCTATCTGCATTTTTAGCACTAAAATTTAATGTTTTTCCCGCATTGGAAAATTCATTCATTTCAACAGGAGTCTGTTCTGCTATTTGACCTAAAGATAATTTTGGTTTTACTGGATCAATTGCCATAATAATTTTAGTATATTCTTATTTGTACTGAGCTTCATATTCTTTCAAAATCGCCATTGCTTTTGCAACTGCATTATCAAGAGTAAGGTATTGGTTATGTCCTAAAGGTATACTTTCATAACCTGTAAACTGTAGAATTCCTTTTTTATCAGGTTCGTACATACTTGTTCTTAATTCTTTTTGTCCTGAGTTTTTATTATAAACAATCTCTGAATCTTTGACATACTTTAATTTATCCGCACCATAAAATTTTAAAGACTGTCTACCAACATTATCAAAATAAAAATCATCGTCATCATTATACTCATTAGAAGCAAATTGTTCACCCATATTTTTTGCTGTAGATTTAGGTAATACTATTGATATTTGTTTCTTAGTTGTTAGATCAGTAAACATATATAAAGCTTGACCAGAATCTTTAATAGTATTTACATAAGCCATATCGTACTTATGTTTATCTTGATTTTTAAAAAAATCATTAAGTAATTTATTACCTTTAATGGAAGCATCCTCATCTTGAAAATCTTTAATTGAATCAAGATAAGACCATTTACCATCTTTTACATAAACACCACTTCCTGGTTTTGCTGTTAACTTAACAACGTTCTTTACAATGTTATTGGCATTTACAGCTTTTATAGTTTCAGCATTTAAATCTATAGCTCTTTGTCCTAAAGCATATTGCCCTTTAGCATTTAAGCCAGCATTCATAGAAGATTCAGCATAAATTAGATTACCCTCATAATCATTCCATTTTTGCTTATAAGAACTTTTAAAAGATTGATATTGTTCTTGTAATGCAGAAACAAGAACTGGTGCTGTACCCGATTGTTTTTGACCAAAGTTTTTAATACCTGGCCTATTACCATAAACACTTCTAAAGAACTCAATTTCTTGCATACCTTTTTTACCAACAGCTTTTTCTAAATTTCTCTGAGCATTTTCAGCACCGGGATTTGATCTATATTCATCAGTACTAAAACTATCAAGACGAGGAACAACAGAATTACTAGAAGCAATCCATTTCTGAACAGCCGGAGTATAATATTTAGATTTAAGTCCATCTTTAGGCAAGTTAGAATAAAACTGACCAAATGAACGCAAATCTCCTTGACCATTAAACATTAATTCTTTAAAGTTTTCTTGAAGTTTATCGGTAGGTACAAGTTCATTACGATATGTTTCTTTTGTCTTACTATATTCTTTTTTGCGTTCAGAAGACATATCAAGATACATAGTAATCTCTTTATCTAAACGAGCAGTTCTTTGAGCAACAGCTGTCATTAAATCAACGCCTGATTTTTCAGAATAACTTTTTAAATCATTTGAATTAATATATTTTGGAGTATTAAAACTAGGTTTGTATTTTTTATAAAGACGCTCTCTTGAAGCATGAGCAAAAGCACTACTACTTACTAATCCAGTAATTTGTTGAACAAATACAGGATTTTGATAAATTTTAGTTCTTTCGTCATAACTAATACCTTTTCTATTTACTTGAGCATTTAATTTTAAAGCATCTCGTTTAATTTCAGCATCTGGACTATTAATTCCTTCTTTAATAATATCTTGAACTAAATAACTAGCATTTATACGATTCTTTTTAAAATCAATTGCCGTACTAAAACCATCTTTATGATTTTCATTAATATAAGTTAATGACTGCTGTGTCCAATTTTTTACAACGTAATTAACTTTTGATTTTAATTCAGGTTTAACTTTTCCTGTTTCCTTAATCCAAACTTTATAACCTTGGTCTGGTGTAATATCTTGTAGAACAGTCATATCTATTTCATTAAGACCTAATGATTTACTTACTCCTCCTCCTGGTCCCATAGCGTTCCACATATCAACATACCAAGGATCATCTTTTTTAGTTTTTAAATTAGTATAAAAATCATCTTCACGATAAACATCATTACTTAATTCTTCATATCGCCCTTGAGTTATTAATTGATGTGTTTCATCATCATAACGATATCTATTTTTATTATCCTCTAAATTTATAGGTTTTTTATCCCCACTTTTAAGTTTACTATAATCATCAACATTTTTATCCCAAACTTCAAAAGAAGAGCTTTTAGCTAATTGTTGATAATTAATAAAATCACTACGCATTTTATTAAGCTGATCGGCTTGACTTTGAGTCATTGTGTTTTTATTAGTATTATAAAACTCAGCCATCTGCTTTCCTTTAATATAAGTTTGTTTCCACAAATTAAAAGTTTTAGGTTGAGTTTTTTGCATAGCTTCATATGCTTTTATATCTTTACCGTTCATTAAATTCTCATACGTTTTTTGTAAAAGCTCTCCTTGTTCTGGATTATCTTTATTCTCAAATAATCCATTCCAATTTTCACTAGTAAGATTAGAATAATTTGTTTTGAAATCTACTTGTGCGGGAGCTTTACCCGTACCTTGAGGTGCAGTTTTAGTTGTAGGTTTACCTATAGCATCTAATCTTGCTTGTTGTGATGGTGTAAGTGCCATAAAAAATTATTTAGGATTATCGATTCCAATACCAAACAGATTGTTGGTCAAAGAAATGTTGGACATAGGTAAATGTGTAATAGGATTAACAGGGCCAGCAGGTGTAACAGGTTTAGCTGGATTAGTTGGAGCTGTACCTCCACCATAAGTTTCGCCAAGTTCTTGAAGATGTGTATTATCTGGATTATTTATTGCCCATTCTTTAAGTTGATATTTATCTTGATCTGTAAGAGCTGGACCATATAAAACAGGAGTATTTATAGTACCTCCTTTTGTTATAGATTTCTCAAGCATATCTAAAGCTTTAGCATTAGCTTCTTTTTGTTTTACTAAATAAGCATTAGTAGAAGAAGCATAAGCAGCTTCATAAGCAGCTTTATCTGTAGCACTATCTAAAGCTTTTAAAATTGCAGTCTTTCTTTGTTCTACACTTAAACTTGTATTATTAACAATATCAATTAAAGCGTCATCAGCAACTAATAAATCTGAGCCCGTATTATTATTAAGGATTGTAAATGCAGAAAGTACAGGATCATATTTATCTACCGCTAATTTAGCATTCTCATATACTTGTGCCGCTATAAAAGTATCAGCACTAAACTTCCCTCCTTCTAAAGAAGCTTTAATTTCTCCTTTAGTTAACTCAAGGTCTATTGCATTTTGATGTTTTATAGATTCCATAGCTACATCATATCCATGTTCAATACGCATTTTAGCTTTCTCTTCTAACTTAATAGTTTGCTCATATCCTTTATTCTTTAAACTATCTACAATATCAGTCAACTCTCCAGTGAATAACGCATTAGCAGTAATATCATCAAGGTAATCTGAAAGATTATTAAGTGATTGTTGACTGTGCATATTTTTTTGAGCATTGAGATACGTTTTGTTATACCCTTCTAAAGCTACAGCACTTTCATAAAGTTTTTCAGTTTCTTGCATTTCATCATACTCAGCTTGAGTCATAGTTTTAGCTTCACGATCTTCATAATGAGCTTCCAACTTAGATTTTAATTCATTTTTATCATGTGTAATTTCAGCACTTCTTTCATTAAAAGCTTTCTCACGTTGATCTCTAAATTCTTGAATGTATCCTACATTTGCTTCATTTAAACTTTTATATGTACCGTCTTGCATTTTACTATACATCCAATCGTTTCTTTCATTATAAGACATTACCTTATACATATCATGAAATTCTGGATTCTTCTGATACATTTGACTAAACAAAGCAATTAATGGTTCTTTAACTTGAGCTCCATTTTTTGTAGTATAAATATAATCGCCATCAATAACATCTTGTGTCATATCAAAACCACCCATTTCTTTAAGGTCTGCAAGAGCTTCCTCCATCATATTATTGTATGGTATGTATCTAACATCACTCATTCCTAATGCCTCATCAGCTGAAGCATTTTTATATTCTTCACGTTTATATGACATAAACTTTTCACCATCCTCCCAGTACATACCTCCACATTTTGTATGGTCTACACAGTTTTTAAAACCATCAGCCCTTTTCTGTTGTGATTGGTAGTTCTTAGTCCACACCATATCTTTTACAAGATAATTGTTGGTATAAATTTGTTTAAATACGCCTTGTGCTTTTGATACATTAGAATCAAGTGATAAATCCATTCCTGCAACTTTTTGTAAATCGCCTTGAACTAATTTAAAAAACTCTTCTCTAGCAGCAATATTATCACTCCGGGTTAAACCAGAATTTAATATTGTACCATACATCTTACTTAATTTAGCATGCGATTGGTCATAATCACTTTGCTTCATTTGAAGCAATTGCATATTAAATTGCAACCCTGGATCCGGTGGATTCAAAGAAGTTGTTGCATCGGTAATACCAGCAAGATACGTAGCCATTATAAATAAATTAAATTTGTATTATTTTTTCTTTTCCCTAAAATGCGTCTTGACAATTCATACTTAGGAACATTAGTAATAGTAGATGCATGCTGTAAAGAATCATATACTTCTCCAGTAATTATATTCATTACTTGTTTCTTCTTTGGCGCATTTACTTCATTAAAATCTACACGTGTTAATTTTTTACGTGCCTCAATTAAATTGTTTTTACACAATTCAGATTTATTATAAACTCTTCCTGCATCATAACATTTTAAACTTGGTTTTATTCCTTTATTGGCAATTCTTAATTTTTGTTTTGTTTCTTCTGAATGAATAGAATGTCCGTTAGGATCTGTTGGTTTTAAATTATAACCTATTGACTTATCCAAACAATTCAACTGAGTAACCCAATAATGTTCTTTAGAATGCAAGTCAGCTACAGTACATTCTTCAAGTACTTCAAATTGAAAATTTTCTTCACCGTATTTTACCCATGCTTTTTGCAAATAACTATTACCATGTTTACCATTTCTTAAATCATGATAATGTCCTCGTTTTCTATTTTTTATATTAGAAGTACATCCAATATATATCTTGCCACTAATTATATTAGTGATTTTATATATCCCTGATTCGCCTTGTAGATAAGTTGCCATTTATTAAATTTTATCAAAAGTATTAATTAAAGGATAAACATAAATTGTTTACCCTAAATAATTGTCAGCGTTATATTCATCGTCTGAATTAGTTACTTTGTATTTATCAGAGTGCATAGACATAGCTAATTTAGCAATAATTTCATCTGAAGCTTCTGGTAACTCAGCTCGTAATGTTGAATAAGTATCTGAAAGTCCTGTTGTAGATGAAGTATCAGGAAAGAAATCTTTTCCTTTCATAAACATTTGAACTCCTGTATTAGGATCAGTACGATATTGTTCTCCAATTGCAGTTTCAGAATTAATTCTATCAGCACGTTCTTTATGCATAGCAATTTCTTGCATTGCAATATTATTATCTGCATTTGTAGCAGCCGTTCTATACTGTTGTTTTAATGTTGCCCACTCATTAGCATTACCTTTTACTGCAGCACTTAATCTATTAGATGCCTGTTGAGCAATATTGGTATTCATTAACCGTTCATTATTATAAGCAGCAACATTCTTGTCAGCATACTCACTTATAACAGCATTCATTTTACCATACTCTTGATCTGCTAACTGATTAGCTAACTGTGTTTGTGGAGAACCAAACATTCCTTGTTGTTCACCACGCGTAGAAGACAATGACTGAAAAGCATTAATTGCTTGGTCAGGATTATAATATATTGAATCAGTATAATAAGTTTCTGGAACAGGAGTAAATGGAGTAATAAAAGGAATATTACGTCTATTCTTTTTAGCTTGTGCTAAAGCTCTTCTATTTTCCCAACGATAATCCATATTGGGATCATTAGGAATACCATCAGGAATATTTTTAACATCCCATTTATATAACTTTTCTAAATCTTTTGGATCAGCTTCTACTTGTGTAACATTCCCATTCTCATCAATAATATAAGCTTCATACTTACCATTACCTTTATATAAATATCTCTTACCTCCTTGGTCAATTCCTTCAGCATCTAATATAGGTTTTAACTTATTAAACTCATCTTGACTAACTTTTTTAACTTTAGATGTTACCATACGGTACCACCACTTATTATCATTATATGCCTCTAATACATCAGTAGAAGCTAAACCTTTTGTAGGATCAGCTTTACGTTCAGCCATCATTTTTTTCAAATCAGCATTAGTAAAAGTACCATCAGAACCTGTAGGTTTTATTGCTGAACGACCAGCTTTAACAGATTCTTTCATTTTGTCTTGAAGCTTATCGTTAGGTCTATGACTTTTTTGATTATCATCACCTTCAACCATAAAATCTACTACTAAATCAGGGTTGTCTTCAATTGCTCTAAGTTGAGCTTTACTAACCTTATCCAATACAGTTTCTTTATTCCATCCTTTTTGAGTATCAATTTTATCAATATTATAATCAGTTAAAAATTGATTCAATTGATTAATACCTTGTTCTGTAAAAGCATTTGCTTCTGTATATTCAGGAATATCAACAAAGTGTGTATGACCAGCTACCCCACCATCGTGAAACTCTACAAGCTTTTGCGTAATTGGAGTAAATGCAATAGGATTAACTTCACCACCATACGGATATACACCACCATTTTTCATTGGTTTTTCTTCAGTGTTATCTGTTGGTGCATCTTCAAGATTATCGCCATCTAATAATTCGTCATAATTTAAACGAGTTCTTTCTAAGAATGGTTCAAAATGACGAGAGTGTTCTTGTTGCTCACCTTTCTTTTCTTCATGAAATTGCTGAAGAGTAAATAAAAGACTTAATTTAAAATTAGCATCTTTAATACTTTTTTCTAATGACGTTTTAGCAATCTTATCAATATTGATATCTGGGTTTTCTAAACTTTTATTTAGTTCCGATAACTTATACTGCTTACTTATATCGGCAAAAGTCTTAGGTTTATTTCCTTTATAACCAAAAAGACTAAGCATCTTCTCATCCTTTAATTTTAAATGGTCAGAAAAAATAGCACTGCCCGGAGGTAAATCTAAAAACGTACCACCATCTTCATGTGTTCTACCACCAATATGAGCAAGTTCTTTTTTATTACCAACATTACCTGAAGTAGTTAATACAGTTTCTCCTTTCTCTGCTTCTACTGTTGCTTTGTTTGGATCATCTCCAGTCAGCATAGGTGTACTTGGAGCATACTGTTTTGAACTACTATCTTTTACAACTCTTACTTTCATAATTAAAGCATTTCTAATTTAAGACCAAGTTTTTTTAAATATGGTGCCAATTCATTCATATCCTCATCTGAAAGGTCATACTCTTGATTAATTTCAATTCCATTTTGAGCATAGTTTAATATACCACCATTTCTAGAAAATAGATTAACTCCTCCTGGATTTAAATCTTCATAAACATTATTAGCTGCACCCGTACCATAAACCGTTTGGTCTGTACCTGTTCCCGGACGTACTTGATTACCTGTACGGTCAGCAATAAATTGTCCAGTTAAAGCATTATAAACTCCTTCTCCTCCACTTGCGGGAGTTACAGCATTAAATATTCCTGCTCTAGCTTCTGCAGCTTGGTCAGATGAAGTAAGACTATTTAATAATCTTTTCTTTTCATTTATGTTACTAGCCATGCCGTAAGTACTATCGGCAAGAACATCCCAATTTAGACCTGATTTTTGTTGAACTGCATCAAACCCTTCTGTATAGTTTATTTTACTAGCATCCTTTTTAAGCATTGAATCAAGTGATGTTTCTAAACCATTTACTGCAAAGAATGCAGGCATTTTTTTGAAACGTTTATTTTGTACATCCCAAATAATTTCACCTTTTAGTTCTCCACCTTGAGCATAAAAACCTTTTTCTGGATCATATCCTGTAGAACCTGAAGGATTAAATTGTTCATATTTCTTTGTTTTAGTATTATAATAATTTCTAATACCTTGTTGATTTTCTCCGTAAAATTTCAACTCAGGACGACCTTTAATATCATAAGCTCCGGGATTTGCTTTAATATATTCTTCATTTGCTGGATCATAGGCATCTACTTCTCCATCATAATTAAATCCTGTTGTATCTGGATCCATATCATTTTTACTATCCATTGAATAGTTATCAAAGTTTTTACCATACCATGCTGAATTACCCGGTTTAAAATAATCAGGATTAGTCAAAGTAGGACTTCCACTAAAACTTACTTCACCCGTAGCTGGATCAGTTATAGAATAAGCTCTATTTAAATCACCTGTAACAGGAGTTACTGTATTAGCTGGTTTAACATAAGGAGTATCAATACCTTCTGCTTCAAGTCTATCCATTTCATCATAGATAGCTTCTTCTGTTGCATTAGAACCAAGATTAAGTAGAGCTTTCTCTTGTAATTTTTCATTATTAGCTACTGTGTTACCATAACCAGTGCCATCAGAAGTTCCTGCTTTAGCGTTAGCTTCTTTATTTTTAAAATAATCTTCGGCTGCTTTACGTGTCCATTTATCTTCTGACTGTAAGTCTTTATATAATTGTCCTTCATTTATAGTTGGAGATGATGCTTTTCCTGCGGCATCATTTACTTGAGAATTATTTGCTTGAGGGTTATCTGTTTCAAGATAATCAGCAATACCGTTTCCATTGCTATCTGCGTTAAATCCAGAATAACCCGGATCTTCTGTTGTACCATCAACTTTAGTGTCTGTTTTATCAGTAACTGTTTCAGCTTTTCCTGTTGCTGGATTCCACAAGATACGTTGACCAATGATTCTTTTCTTTTCTCTTCCAAACATTCCTTTTTTGTGAATATCCTCAAAAGCAATTTTTCCTTCAACTTTAGATGGATCAGACATAATCTCTTTTACTCTAGCTTGTATTGCTTCAGGAGTAGAACCCGACAAAGCACCAATTCCTTGAATAAAAGGTTGATAGTTTCTATTTCTTATTTCTTTAGCCATATCAGTAATACCTCTTCCAAAAGGACTTGCTGAACGATACCTTGAACCATTTAAAGACCTAGCGTATTCTGATTCTTGTCCCGGAAAATAATGTTGTGTTCCACTACCATCTGATGTACTTGAACCTGACCATTGAGTACCATTCCAAATTTTATCTGAATATTGACCACCATAAGGTTGTTTATTTCTCGTAGCCCATTGAGCATAACTTTCACCTTGCATTGGAGAAGTTGAATTACTCCCTCCTCCTGTTGTAGTTCCACTTCCTCCACTAGTTGAAGTTCCATCAGTTTCTATTTTTTTTGATGGAGCCGGTACGTCCAAAAGTGTATTATCATTCCTATGTCTGGCTATAGCATCTGCATATTGTTGATTTGAAATAACCTTATCATCCCAATCTTTATTTAAATCGTCTATATTCTTATATGTTTTTTTACCTCCAGTACCTTCAATCTCAATACCATTTACAGCTTTTGGTAAAGGCATATTATTTTCAGGAATTTCATCAAATAAAGCAAGATTATCTTCTGTACGTTTTTTAATTAATCCTAACTTGTTATTAGTAGTTACCCAATTAGAAATAGCACCCTTTAAATTTTCAATATAAGATTCAGTATTAGATTTATCAAACCCTTCTGTTTTACCACCATTCTTATATTTCTTCATCATTTGTGAACCAATCTCTTTAAAATCTTGAGGTGTAGGTCCACCATAACGCATAACGGAAGATTCTTGTCCTCCCATCATTGGAGATGGTTGTTGTTGTTGTTCAGGTCCACCTTGCCCCATTCCTTGAGATGGATTTTGAGGTTGAGTTTGTTGCTCTTGAATTTGCATAATAGCTTGATCTAATTGTTCAGCTACAGCGTCAGCATCGCCATTCTGTTCAATCATATCTGTAACCATCTGTTCAACTTCACGAACATCTTTTCCAACTAATTCAGCATAAACAGCAATTTGTTCATTGAGTTGTGTTTCTCCACCCAATAGCATAGGAGGTTGTCCTTGTTGCGGTGCTTCCATCATTTCTTCTTGAGGATTTGATGAGGCACCTTCCATTTGTTCTTCTTCTGGAGATTGTTGTTGAGCTTGTTGCATATTAGCCATTTCTTGCTGAATCATTTCACTAGCTTGTTGTTCACCTTGAACAAGACCTACTTGCATAATAATTTGCATGATAATTTCTGGTGGTATACCATTTTGTAACAAACCACCTATAACAACATTAGGAGGAGCTCCTTGTTGTACCATTGCTTGAACTTGTTGCAATAATGCTTCCATTTGTGGATCCATACCTCCACCTTGTTGACCTCCTTGTGGAGGCATACCTTCAGGAGCCATTTGTTGCTCACCTTGAGCGGCCATTGCTATCTCTTCTGGAAGTACCCCTCCTTGTGCGTATACTCTAACTTTTCTTTTCATAAGAACGTTTATATATTAAATATAGTCAAATTTAAAATAACATCTTAACTATTAAATGTTTAAGTTAAATCTTTAATTTTAAAACCTAATGCTTTATATTTTGCAATATCTCTAGCTGATAACTCAACATCTATATAACTTTTTTTTGCTTTAGGTAATACTCCACCATTTTTAAAAGCTACGGGACCTTCGGTATTAGTTAAAAAAGATTTTTGTTCTTCATCAGCTATTAATGGATTTTCAGTTGCAATATTTCTACCTTGAACATTAGTCAAAGGTCTATATCCTATTTTTCTATCTTCATCTACTGCATGTTGAAATGTAGGATGTGTTGGAGCTTTTAAATACTCTCCAGTTTTACTATTAACGCTATAGGCATGATAAAAACCATCTTCTTGTTTTGGTTGACTATAATCAAATGTTTCAGGTCTTCCTTCTGAATCCCAATAACCTCTTATGTCATACTCTGGATCATCTTGCATTAAATTATCAGGAAGAGTAGAATAAAATTTTTGAAAAGCTGTTTCTTCTTTATCTGTTAATTTAGTTATATTAACTCCACCATTTTTAAAATTATTTAAACGGGCAACGTAAATTCTTTTAGGATCTATTTTATTATCAAACATTTCTGTTCTATCGCCAATACCTTTTGTATTTGGTTGTGAACTTCTATACTTAATACCAACCCTATTACCTTTATCGTCAGTTACCCAATCTTTAAATATAACACTATGACCTGAACCATTATTTCTCCAAATTTGTGCAATATCCCCAGGTTTAGCTTCTTTATGTTCTATACGTTTACCAAGATTATAATCTTCTAATGCTTTAGTAGATAATGTTTCTGACTTGCCTTTTTCAAAATCTTTAGCACCATACCAAGTCTTTTGAAAATTTTTAAGTTGTTCAGGTGTCATATCATTAAGCATACCTCTTTCTTGCATAGTTTTCATTGCAACTCCACACGTATATCCAGAACAGTATGTTCCGTCAGTAGCTGCAGATAAAATTTCTTGACCTCCATGCGATATAACAAATGGAGTACCTGTCCCAGCAAATGCTTTATTATAACCACCTCCAGATACTGATTCACCAACTTTAAGTATATCATTATTAATTGGATTAGCCATATATTTAACAGCTGTCATTACGTTACTCATTGCTGAAAATGGAGCAGTTTTAGCTTTATCACCAGCATGATATATTGCTTGTTCATTTAATAATTTAGTTCTACTACCTGTTGGATCTTCAATTTTAATATACTCTTTATTGGTGCCTGGCGCATTGATATACCAACCATCATTTTTTTTCATATATCTAGCATCTGGTCTTCCTTCATATGAAAAATAATTACCACCATTTTGATAACTATCTATCTGTGGAGTATCCTCAATAACATAACCGCCATTTTTAAATTGTTCTATTTGTGCATCACCTAAATATACATCAACAAACTTTATAGGAATAGTTTTTGTTTTACGTTTATTGCCAGCCATAATCATTTAGATTTGTTAGGATTCTTCATTTTAACAGGAGGTCTTTTTTTTGCAACGTCAGATGCCTTTTTAAGAATTCCTTGGTTTGTCTTCTTTTCTTTTGAAGCCGGTCTATAATATTGGTCTACATTTAAACTCATCTGCTAGAATTTTGAATTTTAGTATTATTTAGAATCATTAACATGTTATTATTTCCAGAAACAATTCTTCTTAAAATTACTCTATTATTATTATGTCTTATTTTTTTTCTTTCAAATTCAGCTTTAGCATAATTAAGATTAACTGGATTTAAATTTTTAACATAACCATTGACTTCTGTTATCCATATAGATTCTTCAGTTATGGTAAATTCTCCACGGTCTTTTGTTATATCCCAAAATTGATTAAATCTATATTTTTGTTCTTCTTTAGAATAAAGAATATCTATTTGATTTAATCCTACAATAGGATACTGTGCTAATGCTGTAACATTATTTTTTGGAGTTAAATTTAACTTAAGTAATCCTGAAACTTGTTCTGAATTATAAATTACAGCTTCATCAAAGTTAAATTCTAATACATGATATCTATCTCTACAGTTTTCTTTAAATCTAAAAACTTGCATGTAATACTCTATACTCCTTACAGTTGTAACAGATGGAAGATTATCTATTTGAAACTCTAGTTCAAAAGGAAAGTCTTGATTATAATAGTTACAATATAAATCACATCTTACATTATGTTTCCAAACACTTTGACCTTTAGTTGTCATAAATGTATTTGTTGCTCCCATTGTTAAGTCTGGGTGCCAATCGTGCCATGAAATAAAAGATGCTATTTTAGGATCAAAACTCATAGTCCAAGAAGCATTATCAAAATAGTTTGGGTCTCCTGTTTCAATTCTAGCAATACCGTCAACAAGAAATATACCTCCACTTAAATATACCATTCGTGAAAGAAATTCCGGTTTAACTCTATAATCCTTTTTACAAAAATAAATAAGGGCCCATTCATTGTCATATACAGACTGACAACCTATTCCAGCAACAGGGTTATCTAAAAGGTCATAGTTAGGAAAATCCAATAGGAGCTGATACGGTAAATACTGATTAATCCAACTTTCATTTCCATTTATAGAAACTTCAGTTAAACCGTTTGTAATACCAAAAATTTTACCTTGTTCTAATGATAAATAATAAATTCCTACAGGAGTATTAATTGCACCTCTCCTACTTTGACATGAGCCAAATTCATGTTCTCTATCTGAATTAATTAGAGATTGCATTTCTCGTAAGAACAATCCACCATCACCTACAGTTATTGAAGTTCCACTTTTTAATTGTAATTCATCTACTCCCGGAAATATCCCTGGAGCTTCGTGTTCAAAAAATAAACATATTCCTGTTTTTTGATAAGCTTTAATTGTTGAAATTTTACTTCTAAAATCTTTATAATTATTTGCTAAGAAGACACTCCAATTATCTTTTTTTAATAATGTTTGTTGAGGTAATGAATATATTAATCGTTGTGGAAACTCAGTATAACAAGTTTCAGCTTTTAATGGATCATAGTCGCGGTCTTGCATTCTTCCCCAACGCAATTTAACTGCTGGGTGTTGAGAAACTGAAAGAGACCTGTCTAAAGAATAATAATTACCGGCACGAATAATTTCTGTATCAAACATTTGAGGTAAGTCAGATAAATAAGGCCAATGTCTTTGTGAAATTAAATCTCCGTAATCTCTATGGTCAATATTTAATTCAGATTCAACAAAGAAATCTCTTACGCTTGAATGAAATAGATACATATAAACATTCTTTAAAGCCAAGAATCCTGTGTTATTTAATCTATCAAAACAATGTTTGTCTGAAGGAGTTACAATATCATTAAAGATATCAGCAGGACTACCTGAAGTAAAAGCGTTTTGAATTGCTTGCCCAACACTATTTACAAACTCACCTGTATCAAATGGGTCTGTGTCCATCCAAAAAGCTTGATGTTGAACAGTATCATATAAATGATAATTCCATTCCGATCTATCGGGTTGGTCATACAACCATTGATAAAAATGAAAAAATGTATTCTTTTCTTGATATCTTCCAATATAAGTATCTCCACCAAAAATAGTTCCAGAAGAAGTTTCTTTGCTGTCTATAAGGCAATAGCTTGCTTGTAACTGACGAATAGCTGTTAATTGACCATATTGATTGCGTAGTCTATTTTTAAAGGCTACATAATGACTAGAGGCCCTTCTAGTGAACACACCAAATAAGTCATCGTTACCTAAATCAGAAGCTTTCATATCTTCTAATGTAATATCTTGCAATGCTCCAATCAAATCATCAACGTCAGCACTAGTATCAAAAGTTACAGTTTTAAAACGTAAGATATTATTTATACGTTGTGTTAAACCATAATTTTGTAATTGACTATCTAAATAAAAAGCATCATTTATTAAACGTCTTCTATTAGCATTATAAGGAAGACCAAAAGATTCGTATCCGCAATAAGCAAGATATTGTAAAGCATACTGTCTTGGTTTACTAAAATTATAAATAAGGTCTAAAGTTAAATCTGTACCTTGACTTAAATTTGTTGTAAACATTGGCATTGCCTGAATAACTTTTAAAGCTGTAGGTACTTGATCTTTCCCTTCATAAATATATTCAGCTCCTTCCCATTTTACACCTAATCCTGGAGTTGCCAGAGTTCCTGCACCTGTATCGGCAGCAGTATTTAAAGATGATTCAGTAGTATCTACACCTGTCAGCGCACTTACCATTCCATTAATATTCTTATTTACAGTTTCAGCGCCACTTAAAGCACTATCTCCACCTTGCCATATAGCATAACCAGCAGCATTAAGTCCGGGACTTGTCATTGATGAATTAACTGCTGTTCCTAAAAGTAACTCATAAGAATAATAAGAAGGTCGTACCATCTTAGTACTTCTCTTACCTACTTGTTTTGCAATAGCAAAGCCTATACCTATAATCACACTAACAATAAATGCAGCATCTGTTACAAATACATGTTTAGGATGTTTATTTGGATGTTGATAATTACATTCAGCTATCCCATATAATGCTCCATAAATTTTTAATTCTTTCTGACTTAAGAAAGGTTTATTAAACATTGTGTCTGGAGAGTGAAAGGTAAAATTCCTTTTACTATAGTTTGGATTAGGATTATAGTCTATTAAACCTTCAGCCGATTCATAACTTGTTTCTGTAGTTGAAGTAAATGGATCTGGTAATAAAGAATTAAAAGGATAATTAGGATACAATCCTTGACGATTAAGGGCAACAGATGCAGGAATTGTATACTCACGCATATTATTTATCATTCCCTTAAACAAAACAGTTTTATTACCTTGACGAGAACCTCTTAAAATTTCATATCCAACAACATTAGGAATTGGATTTCCATTATTATCTAAAGGCGGTTGTATATTATCAAAAGCTACAGCAAGAATTCTAATTATCTTTTGACCATCAACATAATGATTTGTAATTGTACTTGCTCCTGGGCCTCCATATAAACTATTTTCTGGAAACTTATGGTGACGAATAGGTTGTCCACATAAATCAAGGTCAGGGCGACCTAATATATCAGAGTTCCAAATTTCAGGATGTAAGTCGTCATAAATTTCAGCAGACTGCCAATAACCCATTTGCCCTTCAGCAGTAACCACACCTCCGTCAGCTAAAGGAATATTTACGTTAGTTCCATTTGCTGTATTATACATTTCAAAAACATAAGGAATACCTCCTTGTAAGTTTTCAATATTATTATTATTTATAGGAAGAAATAAAGCATCTTCATTTAAAACTCCATATCCATCAGGAGTAATATAAGGCAATGGTCCACGACCAGGAATATGATAACTCTTTGATTTATCTCCCGTATTATATATCCATCTAATAAAATAAGGATATACTTCATCTCGCATGTGACCTATATTTACTCCACCTTTTTTATAATAGTCTTCTGGATATTCAACTACCTGCCATTTTGTAATTATTTGATTTGCTATAGGTTGATAATTAAAATCAAATTTACTAATCACATCAGTTCTTAATAAGTAATTTCCTACAGCAAACATTCCTCCTGACCTATCAGCTATTGGATTAGTAATAGGTAATGTATTTACATCAACTGCGGGCAATGTTGGATCAATTAAATCTAAAGTAATATAAGTTTGATTAGTACTATAAATTCCTACTTTATAAGCTGAAAGTTTTTCAGCAATAAATTGTACTATTACCAATTCATATTCATCAAAATTAGGATCTAAATTTTCAAGATTAATATCTAAAGAAAAATTAATATTATCATGCTCAAATAAACTAAGATAATTTGACATTGTAAAATAATCAGTTACCCTTTGGCTATTTACCAAATAAGCTATTTGAACATAATACATTCCATTGTAAATATTACCTCCAGAAAAACCACGCGATAATGTTACACATGGTTGTTGTATAATTGATTCTAATAATATTCTATCGCAATCTAATACATCTGTATCAGTACAAGTAATACAGCCATCATCGTCAATGCAAATTTGAATCCACGGAACATCTTGAATATCTAAAGCTCTATCAGGATTTAATTTATCTTGCCAATAAACTCTAAAAGAACAATCAAATGTAGGGCGAGATGCACCTGTAATTAAATGTGTTGTTTGAAAATTTAAACAAGGATCATTAACTATAGTTGTATAAGTACAAGTATCTTCATTAAATGTACCTATTTCAGAATCTGTATTATTAGTAGAATATAAAACCCATGATGATTTTTCTAAATGTATAGCACCAATAATAGTATAAGGAGCTGAAGCACAAAACAAATTTCCAGGTTCATTACCAATTTCTCCTAAATCTCCAATATGCGTAGCCTGAATTGCATTCCTAGCATTTGTAAAAGACTGTGTATTTAAATGATAATCTCTAACATCTGTAACTAGAGCCTTATCAAATGTATTACTTGATTGCTCAACACCTCTAGAACTATTATTTTTTTTTGCCATTATGTAAACATTTTATAATATTTATTAAACATAGCTGTTCTGTTTAATTGCCACATTTCTTTTAGTTCAGCAAAGTCTGGAGTATTAACAATACTTAAAGAGTTGTTTCTTGCAGCTCTTAATTTAGCATCAATTCGTGCAATAAGATTTGGATTTACTTGTTCTTGATTGGCCATTAAATTTTCAAGCAATCTTTCTTTAAAAGCATATTCATAAAAATCATTAATGTAGTCATGGTCTAAAACTAATAAAGCTCCTGATTCATCTTCCATCATACCTTGATAGTTAAGATAAATTTTTCCTGTCTTAAAAGAAGTATAAATATATCCATCTCTAACGCGGGCAACTATTTGAGCATTCCAATTTAAATTAGGACACAAAGGATCAAAATCCATACTTTCTCCTACAAGCTTAATACGATAGAACTCTCTCCATCTTCTTGTTTCATATTTAACTTTTTGAATTAAAGTCATTTCTTGTCCTTTACAATTAATCCAAGTAGAACAGTTACAAGTATTACAACCGCAAGGTTGAGGAGATTGACAAGGATCAGGACATGCTGGTTCTGGTGTAGGACATGTAGAAGGAACTGCACAAATATCAATTGTTGGAGAACCTGGATGATACACAGGAGCAGCTAAAGGTATTTGTTCTACATGCGTTCCTTGAATTACAGGAGTCATAGTTTCATATTCACCTAAACCTAAAACATAATTAATAGTAAGTATATCATCAGGTAGTTTTGCTCTACCATGGTCAACTTCCAATACTACATTTTTAGTTTGGTTAATCTTTAACCCTAATTCATAGTTGACACGTTTTGCAACCTTAATGAATTGTTGGGGTTTGATTAAGTCTTCTAAATTATAAGATTCAAAATCACTTTTTATTTCAGCTAGAAGTTGATCAAACGTTTTATATTTTAAATTATATTTAGCCATAATATTTATCTTAATAAGTTTTGAGCATTATCTGCACCATCTGTTGGAACTTTAAGAGTAAAAGTTAACTCTTGTTCTGCTTGTTGTTCTACTTCAGCAAATAAATAATCAGGTATAGGTAATATCTGTTCTTGCATTGGTAGACAATCATTATTTTCTGCAGTACAAAAATTATCTAATGTATCTTCCCATAAAGCTTCAACCATAACAGCTTCTAATTGAACATTAGGAAAATATAAATAACCGTTTCTAAACCAAAAGTATCTTGTCTTATTGTATTTAAAATTTGTAGATAAGGATAAAGCTATATATGATGCGGGTGAAACTTGTACAAAATCAGAAGAACTATCAATAGAATAAACCTTTCTAATTAATGGACCACGAGAGCTACTAAATACTTTAGGTATTTTTTGTTCTGTTCGTTTAATTGTACAGTTAGTACTAAAGCCAGCGCAATCAGCTTCAATTGTATCTACATCAATAAGATCAACAAATGGTAACACTTGAAATAAATCTTCATGTTTCATTAATTGATTTATTACCTGTTGCTTTCGTAATACTAATTTTGCATACTTTGAAATAATGCTATATACAAAACGATCAGTAAGAAATGAATCTTCATTTGTACCTTTTAATATTCCACGAACTCTTGATATACTCTCTCCTATTGTTGTCATAATTAAATGTCTTTAAAGCCGTCTATTTTATTATTAAAGTAAACATACTTTTGCCAATTTTTATTTACTGCTAACGATACTTCTTTTTTAAATTCTCTAGTTGGAAGAAATCCATAAAAACGACTATTTTTATTACCATATTTTTTAACCGTACTATTGTACATAATTTTACATAAACGATTATCTGTATTCCAGTTTTTAAAAAAACTTAATATTCCTGTTTTATTTGATGTACCAAAATCAACTATTTTCTTTTTAGGTCTAGAAAAAGTAATAATTGATAATCTTCCTATATTCTCAGGAAGAACTACACCGTCTCTATTACTAGTTGCTGTATTAATAACTTCAGAATTAAAAGCACGAATTATATCTGAAAAATCCTTCAATGTAAGATCAACATACTCAGGATGCTTTGTTCTGAATTTCATTAATTCTGTAGTTGACATAATAGATACCGATTTAGGTCTATTACGAGGAGCTTTTCTATCTGGAATTTTATATGCCATACTATTAATAATATACGGATTTTTTAAGAGACTTGCAATTCAAGTTTAGTAAAGATAAAGATAATATAAATAAACCCTAGCTAATTTCTTAACTAGGGCTTTTTGTCAGTCACAAAAGAAACCAACCAACTGTGACACCTTACAATTCTTGTACTACTAATTGAGCTTTCTTTAAAAATCCTGAGTTTCCGTTTTTTGCTTTAAATTGAAGACTTACACTTTCTCCGGGATTTAATGTTAAGTATTTAAAAAACGCTGTATTTGATGGTATTATAATTGAAGTGAATCTTACTTCAACATGATTTTCTAAATTATCTACTACGTAATCTGTAGTTCCAGCATCTACAACATCTCCAGCTAAAGGACCATTATATAAATTTGAAGAAATTATCATATGTCCGTCAGATTCCCATTGCGTGGTATCTACACCAAGAACAGTTTTAATAATTGCTCCTTCAACCCAATTACCATGAGCTGCAATATTAGTACCTAGAGCTGGTGCAGCATCATAAGAAACTTGAACTAAGTATGTTTTAGCAACTAAAGTTCCATTAGTATAAGTTAATCCTGTATATCCAAGAGGAAAATAATAAGTCCATGTTCCATTATCAACATTAACTGTAGAAACAACTTCGTCATAGAAAAATTCTTTAGGTCTTCCTACAGTATAAGTAGTAACAAGTCCTACAGTATTGTTTGTTACAACAATATCATCTATTCCTACAACAACTGCTTGATTTGGAAATCCAGATGGCCCGCTAGGTCCTTGAGGTCCTTGTTCTCCTTGTTCTCCTTGTATTCCTTGTGGACCTCGTAAACCACGATCACCTCTTTTTGGAACACACTCATTACAACATTTTGACATAATTTCTAATTTTATTTATTTATTCACAAGGTAAACTTTCTATTAAAATACAAGCCGGCGCACCATAACAATCTGAATAAGTAGTTTCTGGATCTGGACAACTCCATGTTCCTACAGCTCCTGATGCAGCAACCACTATAGGTCCATTAGGAGGAAACACTTTTAGATTCTTTGTTGAAAATAAAATATGAGGATCTAAATCAGCAACAGTAGCACCTATACCCATAAGCGTTATCATTTCAGCTTGAGTACGATCATAAATTTCAGCAGCAACGGTATGATTACCAAATTCATTATATCCAGATAAAATAACTGTATGTGAACCTATAGGTAAAGTAATAGGAAGTAAAAACCATCTATTAAAAGGTTCTGTTATCAAGGGATTGTGAAGTGTTCCTGCGGCATCTGATGCAGAATATATTGTAATTACTTCTACTAATCCTCCATAAGAAGGAGAGTTTATTTCAACTCTAGTATGATTATCTCCACCAATACCAATAACATATTGTTTTTCTTCTGTAATAGTAATACAAAACGTAAAAGAAAGCCAACCGTCATTTGGACCTGGCACATTATCTTCCCAAGGAAAAGCCCAGATTCCTGAAATATTTAATCTTCCTGTTGTAGAGTTTACAGATTTAAAAATACTATTTACTGATAATGCTATTGGAGATATTAGAGTTCCTGTACCTGTAGTATCTTTTAAAACAAATGTACTTGACGGTTTAAATCCTCTTATTGGCCATGTATATAAATCTAAACTAGGATACATATATCCACCAGCATATCCATAATTAGCATTAGTGTCGCCTGATATTATGTTTGCAGTTGCTCCCGTAAACGTTGCTTGAAGCAATACAGCTCTTTCACAAACACCTGAATCTTCATTAAAAAAATATCCCGGTGCACAAAAACAAGGACAAACTATAGGTACCCATGCACAACCATCCCAATATTTAGTAACACAATTTCTAGGATCCAATAGTTGCCATACAGAACTAGAATCTAAAAGATGAATATTGCAATCGCAAGGACTCACCCAATTTGTACCATTAAACATTTTAAACTTTTCCATAATTGTTATAGGCAAGGTTCAATCCAAATATCCCCCGGTTTTATTTGATTATTTCCTGTTATATAATTTACACCAAAACCTTCAATTGTTCCGTAGTTAGTATTAAAGTCTGTGGCGTTTGGTTGTAAAATTTGAGCAAATACAGCTATTCCTCTACCTGACTTACCATTAATTCCGTTTATACCATTTACTCCAGCAGCTCCGGGAACACCGGGAGGTCCAGTTAATCCTGGAATTCCAGCAGCTCCATTTGCCCCTGTTAATCCTGTTGCTCCATTTGCACCTACGGGACCTGTAGCACCCGTAAGACCTGGAGTTCCGGCAACTCCTTGAATACCTTGAATACCTTGAACGCCTTGATTTCCTTGAATACCTTGAGAACCTCTAGCACCATCTTTACATTCACATCCTAAACAAGCCATAATTAATTAGTTATAATGATTCGAGCATTAATAGGATATGTTATAAGAGTCGGCAATGAAGCAATAACTAAAACATTTCCATTAACATCAATATATATTTCTGTTTTTTCTTTATGAGTAAATTCAGTCCAAGAAAGTGTTAAAGAATTATACCAATAACCTGTAACAACAATATCAGTAAGAGATGGAGTAGCTGTTCCACAATATTCAGAAGATGTTAAACATGGAAGATATTCGGTAAATAAAATAGTTGTATCTAGACTATCAGCGTCTGGAAAAATAGTTTCTTTAACAAATTTCTTTTTTAAAGGCATATTGTCAATAGCATTACAAAAATAAGCTATAGTATTTGCTACTGCTTGAGCCATAGATTCACCCGCAGTAACTAAAGTAATACCGTTACATTTAATATCAGCACCTGTATAAATTGAACACGTAGCATCAAATGATTCAGAACATTCTTCAGTATCACATACAATAGGATTACATATTTGATTTATATGTAATTCTTCACTAGTACATCCGCAATCTGCGTTATTATTTCCATTACAATTACTGCATCCCATGACTTTGATTATTAATGATATGATTCTAATACTTCAACGCGTGCTAATAATTGTTGAATAGCTACTTGTTGATTTTGAATTGTTAATTCTTGAGCACAAACCTTATTTCCTATTGCGGTAAGATAACTCTGTAGAGTTTGAATTGGACCTCCTTCTGCACTAAAACAAGCAGCTACAACAAACGTTTCTGTATTTGGTGTATTATTTCCAATAGTTTCACTACAGCAAGTAGCTTCAATATTACAAATACGGTCAATAATTAATTGAATAAAATCTTTAAATGTATGAGGAATATCACATGTAGCAATTTCCAAACATGTTAAATCGTAGGTATCTGGATCTAATTGGTCTTGCAATAAACATACTAAACATGCAAGTTTAAATGTTACATCTGATATAGTATCTCCTTTACAAATCTGTAAACAAGGTATATCATCTCCTTGCCAAACAATACAGTTTGATGATGTTGGGGTACAAGGAAGAGTTTTTTTATTTGTAGGTTTCATACTTACGGTATTTATAATAATATACGCATTTTAATTTAGAATACAAGGTCTTACAAAGACAAGATTTTGATTTGTAACACAAATAACATTAGCATCGCAACTTTCATTTGAAGCATATGTTAGAATAGAATCAAAAAATATTGTTCCTCTTTCAGCACAAAATCTTATAGGAGAACAATTAGAAACACATGAAGGAATAGTAATTATTCGCGTTATACCTAAAGAGTCAACATAAGTTAAAACAAATGAAATTGCTCCATCAGGTCTTGCTAAATAGTATTCATTAATAATAGGTTCGTCACTACAAGGATCTGGAGTAGGGTTAGTTGATGTAAGAAGAAGTAATTTTATTTTTTCATAATTCATATAAAGTTTATCCTCATCTTCAGGACAACAATCTTTTATATCAAATCTTTTCTTTTGAACTTGCTTATATTTATTTTCTCCATTTTTACAAAAGACAGCTTCAACAATATCCGGATCACAATTACCTGTTGTATAGTTTGGATATACTGACCTTGGTACTATAGGGCAAGGAGTTAATGGAATTGGCAAACAATCTTCACAAGTTTCAAAACAACTATAAATATCAATAATAATATCTATTTCAATAGGAAAATAAGTTACAGTAAAGATTTCCCAACAACCATCTAAAGGTTTATTATTATCGTCAGCAATTGTAATGATTTGTCCAACAAATCCAGACAAATTATAATTAGTAAAAATATCTTCTTGAATTCCAGCACAATCTACTAATTGATAAGTAATACCTGTAGAGCCACTTGTCCATATAGCTTCGTATGATGCTAATGGAGCAATATTAGAATGAGATACTATACCTGATGCTCCTCCATTATTAGTTGAGTCTATATAATTTATTCCTCCTTCATGATATGAATAATATCCATCATATGCTGTATAAAAATGAGCTCCTAGAATTTGAATTGCTGTATTTGTTGGAGGTATTACAATAGGAAAATAGTAAGCTCTTATAGTTTGATATGTAAGTCCTGAATCAGTTGATTCATTTACTTCAAATGGTGCACCACCCACATGTCTGAAATATTGAGGATTTGGAGCATACGTAGGAAACCATGTTAAATGAACTCCTGAACGTTCAAAAGATTCTAGTTGATCGGTCCAAGTTAATCCTCCATCTAAAGAAAGATACTGATTATATCCTGATCCAACAACAATTTTTTGTTGGTTAGGTGACATCCATATTCCATTAGCATTACCAATATCATTAAATGTAGTAGGTTCAGGGGGAGGTAAACTTGCACCACTAAGCATAGTCCAAGTAGTTCCGCCATCTATTGTTTTCCAAACATATAATGAAGATTGTGTGACTGATGATGTAGGAGAACCTAATACAACAGCTACCTGATTATCTAATGCATGTATTGCCGCTGTAAATTGAATATCTCCCGCTACAATTAATCCTGGTGCTGTAGGAACAATATTAAAATTTAATCCGCCATCTGTAGAAAGAACAACAATCCCGTTATCAGCAACAGCCCATATAACATTTGCATTAACAACCCAAACTTCATAATAAGTTGTTCTTACCTGAGTAGTTGCCCAAGTACCTCCAGGTAAATTCCATGTTACTCCAGCATCTGAAGAATACTGAATACCTGAATAACTTAATGGGTAATATGGCGAAGCTCCAACAATAAATACTTTATCTGAATTGTTAGGGTCAGTCATTACATCGTTCCATGCATTTTTATCATCACCTAATGGGATTAATGTAACCCACGGTCCAGTATGATTATCTAAACGAACTGCAGAATTATTTCTACCAACAGCATAAGTTCTTACCATTTTATTCTACTTTATTGTCAACCTTATTTATATTTCTCTTTACAGTTAAAGAAGTTTCATAAATAGCTAGACATCCTTTACAACAATTTTTTCCATCAGAAGCTACGCGTCTTTGACAAGAGCATCCTAAAATTTTTCCACAGTTAATACATTTTGATTTTGACATGATGGTTGGTTTAACAGTTCTGACAATTCATTTTTCTTAATCTTTTTAAAGCATAATTGTATAAGTCCATACCCTTACTTGCTTTATGGCAAAATTCAACCATGTTTTTTGCAGCTTCAAGATAAGACTTTATTTCCATTAATTCGTTTAGTCTTACTTTTTTATCTGCAGGCGGATCACATGGAGCTAGTTCTAACTCACACATATAAGTATTCCATTGTTTTAATGCTTGTGTAATACGAAGATGATTATATTCAACATATACTATTTCATTAGGAGAAATGCTATATCTGATTACATATATTCCATCAGGAAGACAGTCAAATATAGTACCGCAGTTTGTTGATTGTAAATCTAAATTACAAGCAGATAGATTTAATACAAATCCTTGTTGAACAAATACTGGAGTATCTTCTGTAAAAGTTGCAGCTTTAATAAAACCCGGAGCTAATACTTGTAGTGTTGGACAAGACACAGGAATCAATGCTGCATAGATACTTGAATCTTGAATAGTCAATGACCAATCATTCATAGTATCTGCAATAATTAAACTTAAAGCGTGCTTCATAATTTTTATTTAATATAAAAAAGAGAGAACAGAGAAAGACTCTATTCTCTCTTTCAAGAATTATATAATTACCTTTTAATGACCTTATGTGAATCTAGGGATTGGTACAGGCTCACAAGATGTATGACCAAATGTTTCAATTCCTTCAGTATCTAAAGCATCTCCAAGTGGATTTCCCGCAGCCATTAACCATACTTCCATGAAGTTTTCTAAAGCTGTAGCTGTTGCTCCAGCAGGAACATAAATTACCAAGTCATATTGGTCATCATCATGAACTGAAGATGGGTTATTATAACGAGGAACAACGTGCTGAATAACATACTTGTCATAGAATATTGCTACATTACCACCTGTAACCGGAGGAAGAGCATCATAGATATCTGTACCTTGAGTAATCTCACGAATACGTAAATCTGTAGAGAATTTATTTTGTAAATAAGATTCAGCCATTACTAACTCACGTAAGTAAGTATCACCAAATCCTTGTCCACCAAAACCACAACATTCTTGTTCTACACATAAACCATTGAATGTACAAGGATCTCCATTCTCATCAGAAAGAACAATATCCATTTGTACAATTTCTTTACCATAGTAGTCAGAAGTTTGGAATGTACATGAACCAAAACGTGTATCTACATAAGCACCAATAAGACGAATACCTGCAAGAGCACCACCAATGTGTCCAGTTGATACATAGTTATCCCAAATTTGTGTTGCTGGCCAACCTTCAACCGTAGCTTCAGCAGCAGTAGCAAACCAAGGATTTCCTAATTCATCAAATACAATAGGTCTAATAAAATCCTTCAAGTATGGAGATGTGATAATTTGATTAGCCCAATTAATCATTACTAATGTTGAGTCAACAGCAATAGGAGAAATAGTTCCTTCTGGACAACATCCAGTATAAGCAGCTAAATTACGATAAGAATCGTGATTTAATACGCGAAGAACAGGATTGCCATATAATTGAATAAACAAGTTATAAGTTTCTCCACAAAGGAATTCAAACTCACAACTTTGAGTACCAACAGTTGCAATTTCAGTTGTAGTACATTCTATACTAACTCCATCATGACCAAGAGCTAAAGGATCTGGAGTGATAAAATCACCAACAAGATAACCCGTTCCAACTTGATTTTCAATCATAGATATAATTTCTCCTGTTGCACCTACAACAACATCAACAGTTAATCCAATACCAGCTCCACCTGTTGTAGTAGCAACGTTAGTATAAGAACCTGGAGTATATCCCGCACCACAAGGAGCAAGAAAAAGTAAAGAAGAACCTGTTTGGAAATTAGTAACACCAATGTGCCAAATTGATTGCTCAGGAGCCGCAGCTTCCATTTTGTAAAAGTTATTAACCATTTTAGGATTAATATACTTTGACTTGTTTGATTCTTGGTATCCTCCATGAAAAGGTCCAATCTTATCATTACTCATTAAAGAAGCACCCGCTAAAATTAAAGCTTGCCCTTGAGTAACTTCTAAAGAAGCAGCTGTTACAGAAAGGTAAGTGTTCTTGTTAAAGAAACCGTATGTACCTACTCCTAAAGAGTTTGGTGCTGCAGCATTCTTAAGATTGTTAGTTGGAATACCAGCAGTGTTAAGCATTCCTATAACTACCGCGTTTGATGTTCCAGGAACTGCAGCTTGTGAAGCTTTAGTTCCAACAAAAGCCTTTTTAAAGGCATGATTAAAATAACTCATTGTTTTTTATTTTTAATTAATACACATATATATAATCTAATCATTTAATGTGTAATATCCAAATGATTAGTTATTTTTTTATTATCCTATTGGAAACAACTTAGTTATTTGATTCAACTTGATTGTCAGCCAATTGGTTTGTATTGAAGTTTTCAATATCAGCCGCTAATATTTTAACAGCTTCGTCAATTAATACTTCAACGATATCATCTTTAAATTCAGATATTACTTCTACTGTAGAAACAATACCAGTATAAGGATCCGAAGTTCCTAAAAATTCAATTCTTCTTGGTTGTTTGTAGTAAGTTACTAAAACTTCTGTGACCTCAAAATTATTATTAGTAAATACCTTCATAGTATTTCCTAACAATGTACAAAAGGTTTCTCTCCATTTAAAGTTAGGATTTTTATTTGGATCCTTTAAGTAAATATCTATGTTTGCTTCTTCTACAAGATAAACAACAAAATCATCTGCTTTACAACATTCGGATGCTGCTTTTATTCCTATTCTTTTATACTCAAAATAATCAGTAGGAACGGAAAAGTCATAGAACTTATCTTGCTTTGTTAAAGTCGGATTTGCATTTACCAATAAGACTTGAAGGTCATCAATTCTTCTTTTAGTTTGTTCATCTCCAGTTTTAGTTAAGTTGGTGCCATGCAATTGACGACGACACCAACTTACGGTACCCTTATTAAAAGCTTCAATAATTTGCCAATTCTGAATATTATCGTAATCAAAACTAGCTAACTTGTTAAGCCTTTCTTTAATCTTCAGTTTAATTGTCAAATTATCCATAGTCTTTTATTATTACCAAGTTTGTTCAACTTGATCTTGTAACATCACTAAAATTGTTTCATTTAAAGGATTAACTAGATATTCATATACCTCTGATGAGTTTCTACCTAGCATTACATTATCTTTTGAATAATAAAGTAATCCGTCACCTTTTTGAATTATAAACTTGTAGAACGTAGCATCTCTTACCATACTGCGTACTTTTAATTCTTGCATTTCTAATGAAGCATAATCAATAAACTGTTGTGCAGCTTTTTTGATACTTGTTTCACTTTCATTTCCATTAATATATTCATCTAAGTAATCGTAGATAATATCATTAATAGTTGAATTTTTATATTGCGTACTTACCGTAGAAATTAATTTAGCAATATAAAATAATTTACGAGGCATCTCACTAGAGATATTATCTAATTCACTAATGGCTTTGTTTTTCAATTTAGTTACAGAAGCTTTACCAACAGCTGTATCAATTTGTCTATCAAGATACCATTTTCTTTTATGTGTCCCAGATGAACAGTCTTCTTTACTTTTTGCAATAATAGGAAATCCTCCTGCTTCAATTGCTAAAACTTTAAGTAGGTCTTCTGTTTTATTTGCTGGATCTAAATTTATTATATCATTAGCAACTTCCATTGTTATTGTACTCCAAAGAGCGCTATTATTTGGTTTATAGGTTTCAACCTTATTCCAAAAATCAACATCTTCTATATCAATAGTATTGTAATGTTTTTCAAATTCTAACATTGCTACAATACTTCTAATCTCACGTATTTTAGCTTTTTGTTTTTCAGGATCAGATATAGCTTTAACTTCTGGAGCAGATTCATCAAGTCCATTTAAATAACGGATTCTACCATTTTGCTCAATACAAGCCATTGGTTCTCTTTGAACTGTTCCCGGAAATACAACCATGTTATAGGTTTCTAAACCCATATTTTCTTTTTTAGGATCAGAATAAGGTCTTACCGATATTTTTCCTGCAGTTTTAAAACGTGCTTTAACTTCTTCAATCATTTTGTTGGTTTTTTATGTGATAGACAAATTTAAAAAACTCCTCGATATAATTACCGAGGAGTTTTGTATAAGTTTCAAGTTATTATAAACTAAATCCTGTAATAGGGTTTCTCATAACAATCTTCAAGACTTTTGTTGGATCCTCTACCCAAATAGCAGGCATAGCTTGTGTCATGTAAACACGATATCCATTAAATTGTCCTGATGATGCAAATCCTTGAGTACGTCCCATATAATCCATAGTACCATTTTGATACCACCATTTCAATTCAGAATCCCATTTCTTACGAAGTAATTTAATGTTATCACTTCCATTGTCAGTTACATCAAAGATAATAAATGAGTAAGAAGAAAGAGGATATCCGTCAATGATTGGATTTTCAATTTTATTTTGGTGAACGTTATCAAATGCTGGATTCAATACAAACTTAACGTTAGCTAAGAAAGCAATATGGTAAGATGTAAATGCAAATCCAAATCCTAAGTCCATTCCTTTTCTTTCAACAGCTCCAAGTTCAGTAGCATTAAGAACTAATCCTGATTGAACAGCTTCTCTAAGAACTGCATCGTTAATCATTTTCATTCCAGCCATACCTGTTTGAACAATTAATTCACGTTTAGAATCTGGACCTTCAAACTCTACTTTACCTCTAAAGAAGTTAAGTAATTCAGCACGGAACATATCCAAACGGAAATCAACTTTATTATAAACATGCTTGAATGCATTGTCTAATTGTTTCCACAAACCTACAGATAAACGTAAATCATCTGGACCATCTTGTGTGATACGTCCTCCTTTACCCCACATAAGGTAAGTTTCAATATCATAAGCAATTTTAGAAAGGTGAGCAGCTTCCATTTTAGTTAAGAAAGTCTTAACCAAATCTCCACTTTCAACAGCTCTCTTAACATAATCAGAACCTTTAGCCTTAATCATTCCATCCAAAGAATTGATTGAAGGATCCAAAGAAGTATCAAATGAACGCCAAATTTCTGTTACTGGAATTTTACCATCAAGTGTCATTCCTCCTTTTTCCATCAATTTAACTTGAGAAGAAACAGAATAATGTACGTGAGCTTCTGCATTTCCAACGAAGTTATAAAACTCACGACTAGATGCAGATGTAGTCATATCAGAGAATCTTTCTCCATATTCACCACGAGCTGAAGTTACACGGAAATATTCTGTGTTACACTCAAGGTATGCTGGGTCAAGGAAAGCATTAACATCATTATCTACAAGACGAACAGTATAGATAACGCCATCTCCAAGATCTAAAATATCATCAGAGGTAATAAATAATTCAAGACCATTGTACTTATCGTAAGTGATGATGTCGCCATGACCAAATACTCTTTTGTTCAATTTAATCTTAAATGTTGTACCGTCCATTCCTGGTTGTGCGATACCTGAAATATCTTCTGTACTGTAAGGCATTTCTTCAGATACAGGAGTTCTCCATGTAAACTCTCCATTTGGATGTTCAACGCTAATTACATTTTTTCCTTGGAAAGAAGACATTTGATAAAGAGGCATTTCAACTTTTTGAAGTTGAGCCCACATATCAATAGGTCCTAAATCGTCAGGTTTAGAATCTTTCATAAGATTCATTAAGTGGTAGCTGTCTACGTGAGAAGATGCAACATATGCATTATCTCTTAGGAAGAGGCCGTTGTTTAAACTTGGTGTCATTGTATGTTTGTTTTAAATTTACTAATTAATCTCTTGAAAAAATATTTCTAGAGTTTTTACCTTTTGTGCGTTGAAGAGATGCTCTACTTGGAGTTCCCCTTTCTTCACCTTGTTTAGATGACGGTGTTATACGTTCACCTTCTGCAGTTTTTAAGCTTCTGTAAGTTTTTACATGAGCTTGTTGTTGTCCTACGGAAAGAACAGATTGTCTGTATCCCGCTGGATCTTTTAATAACCAAAGAGCTTCCAATAGGACAGAAGGATTAGCTTCTTTACCAAATTGGTACTTTTCTAAAAGATAACCTAACTCGTTTGTTGGGTTACCTTCTCGGTCTTGATAATGTGTACTATCGGTTAAACCATAATACAAAGCTGTTTGCACTCTATTGTTAAGTTTTAATCCATTCAATTCTGGATTGTCTAAGTGTGCATAAATTGTTTGAGCATAATTTTTACTAGCTTCTTCAGCATCTTTACGTTTTTGTTCTTGCTCAACTATTTTAATTTCCATCACCTCTGCTTGTTTTTTATCAAGCTTTGGTTTAAATTGATTTGCTTTTTTACTAATTTCATTACGGTCAGCAAGTGAAGTAATTTCATCTTCTATTTCTTCATCTGTATAACTACCAGATACTCTTAACCATTCCCTTACAATTCTTTCTTGATCATCTTCGTTATCTAAACTTAAATCAGAAATTTCTTGAGCTCTTGCTACATTCTTAAGTACTGTAGTAATATCAGTTCCTCCATTAAGAGCATAAGAAATAACATCTTGTAGCTTTGGATCTAGTTTACCAAAAACTTCTAAAGGTGCTTGGTGAGCAACTTCATTAACTTTAGTAACAATATTACTTTCAAGTAACTCTTCTAAATCATCAAGTGTGTAGGATGAAATATCTTGATTGTCTGAAAATAAATCTATCAACCCTTTCTTTACAAGTTTATCAACTACTTCTACTAATCCAGGTTTTCTTCCTACCTTTTGTGATGCTTTCTGTTGACTAGATGTATCTTCATCCTCATCTTCATCTTCTGTTTTAATGTCATCATCTAAAATATTAGATAATTCATTTGTTACAGCAGTTGGATTACTCTTGTTATCGATTTGTCCATCATTATCCATATTGTCAAGGAACGAAGTATCAACATTTGTATTTTCAAGTACAGACTTTCTGGATTCTTCAGTAGGTATAATTACAGTTGCTGCTTTTGTACCTAATAGTTCATCCATATCATTGAACTCTATTTCTTTTACTTCTGTTGCGTTTGTTGTCATAATTGTTGGTTTTTATGTGTTTGACTTATTATAATTTAAGAATAATCTTTAGAATAAACAATTAATGTTTAAATAAATTAATAATTGATTTTAAAAAAATAGCAGTAGATAACTAAAACTAGAATTGTTATTTAGAAGACGTATTTCTTTTTCCATTATTTATTTCACTTTTAGTTAAATTCTCTCTAGCTATTTTTAAGTTGTTTTCGGAATCCTGTCTACTAACCTCTAATCTTTGTTCTTCTATATCTAATTTTCGGCTACCTAAAGATGCTTTAGTTTCTTCACTTTTATTTTTAAGAGCCATGGTCTCTGAATATTGTTCAGAAGATTTAACTTCTTGTAGAGCATCCATAAAATCAGACTGTTGATTTTGATTAAGGTCTTGTTGTGCACCATAACCAGCAGCTTTAATTTCTGCTTCCATTAATCTTGCTCTTCTATCTTTTTCTTTTTCCCTAGCTTGATGATCTTGTTCCATTTTCATTTCATCTTTCTTAGCCTGGATTTTCATTTGTTCAATTTCTTGTTCTCTTTGACCTTGCTTTTCTGCACGTTCTTGTGCTTGATCATCCATTTTCTTAAGCTTTGTATTTAATACGCCTAATGAATCAGCACCAACTACTTGACCTAATTCATATATTGATGCTCCTGAAGTATTATTTGTTATTGCAATTTGCTGAATCTTTTCCATTACAGCTCTTGTATTCGCATTAGTCCTACAGAATACATTTAAGTCAACAAGTAATAAGTCAGTACCACTAATTTCAAAGAATGCTCTTTCATCAGGAGATATCATATTTTGTAACCTAATGGATGATTTATTTGAATGATAATATTGAGCTAAGTCTGTACGCATTTGATGTACTCTTGGCATAAGATAATCTGAATGCTGAATAAAATACATTTCAGTTTGAGCATATGATCCTACTACAGCTTGTTCAACAGCTCTGGCTGTATCAGTTTGTCCAACTTGTTGTCCAAGTCTTTGAGGAGTTATCCCAATCACTTCTAATGCTTGTTGCTTAAAGAAGTTTGCCATTTGAATTCTAGTCATTAAACGATTTGATTGTTCAAGGTTTAATGTCTGATAATGTTGGAAATTTAAAGCATTCTCTGTATTAGTAATAGAAGTATCCAAAGGAAGAATTGAAAAGTCTTTCATTGCTACATAAGCCTTAGCATAATTACCTTTACCCCAATCTTCACCTAATGAATGTCTTGGTAAAGCATTTTGGTCTAAGGCAATAACAGTTCCTATTTCATCAATAAGAATATCAGCTATTTGATTATTAACTAAATTAAATCCAATTTGAGCAGGTTTCATTAAATCAACAAGAGCTGTAGATTTAGTATTACGTTCAGTAAATATTTTTCCTTCAACCGGTAATTTACAACCATATAAAGAATCGTCCCCTTTAAATTGAAAACGCATAGGACCAATTTTATTTGAACCTATACCAATATAAATTGGTAACATATCATCTTTATCCAAAGTGTCTTGAAACACCATACGGTTAGGCCCAATCTTAACTCCACCTCTTACTTGATTAATCCATATCCATTCAATGTGAGTTCCAAATACTAAAGTTTCAGCATTCTTACGTTTGTCAAATTTATTATTGTATATAGGATTATTTGTTATAACTATGTTTTCATCTACAATATCAATCGTTGTTTCACCACCCTCATTAATATCTGTCATATAACCAACTCTTCTTTGTGATTTCCAATAGGCTGTAGTAACACGTAACATTTGAGCATCAGTTAAAATTCCCGTATGTTCACTTTGTCCTATAATCCAAGAAACAACATCATCCGGATTATAGGAATTTTCCATAAAAGAAAGATGTTTTTTCATTGCTAATGACGGAGCCATATTTTTATCATGGTCTATACCTGGATTATAAAAAGAACCATCATTTTGTACACCTTCTAAAAGATATCTTCCTGCACGTACTGGATATAATTGTTCTAATTGTGCTAGTTGGTCTGTATTTAATAAAGGACCATAGAAATCAATAACATCTGATATTGTAAGCATCTCTACTTTACCAACCCAACTCCCTTGTGATATATAACGTATCTCTGGAGATTTATGATAAAATGTAAGAACAGGATTCCATAATTCTATATTATAATCTTCCTCTAGCATTTTAAAATGCCAAAATTCACGATCTGTAACAAGCATATCACGAAAAGCAATTTCTTCTAATTCATCTAATTTAAAACGATTAACGTCAACGTTGTGTTGCTTTACTGCCCATTGTTCAGCTAATGTTTGATATGTCTTAGAATAAAAGTCTTCAATCTCAGGTAATTTTTTAATTGCATCAGGATTCATTTGTTGTTGGGCTTCCTCAGAATTAGGATCCATTCCCATTTCCACCATCTTAGCTATAAGTTTATCTTGAGCGTCTTCTAATAAAACACCTTCAATTTCAGCCATCTTATGATTAAGAATTTCATTATAGGAGTATTCGTCTATAGCTCTATAATCAATCTTTGTATTTCTTTTAGCAAACTCTGCAACTAATACATTTACAACATTAGGAATGATTGGATAGAACTTCAATTCCATAGCATCCGTTGTATTCTGCGAATTAACATAATCAGAAGATAAAATATCAACTAACTCTCCTGTATCATTTGCTTCTGTAGGAATATAATCTGACTTATCAATAGTTCCTTTTGCTAATTTATAATTCTTTAGCAATCTAGGAGCATTATAACGTATGTGTTTTATACCTTGCCATTCCAACCAATCTAAATTGTGTTGACTCCATTCATCATTCTTTTCTATTTCTGGAAGAAACTGAATAGGTTGCGTAAAGGAATTAAATCCTCTAGGAGATGCACTATTACCTTCATCTCTTATCTGTAATGCGTTTTTAATTTGCATAATTATTTGAGTCTTCTAAACGGGTTTCTATTAGTTTTCATATTCAAACCTGTATTAGCCTTTCCAATGTTTTTAAAAGGGCTACGTACACTTAAGTTATAAATTTTATCTGAGTTTTGCAAATGTTCGTTGTCTATACTTTCAATTTTCTTTTTAAATCCTCTATTTGCGTTCTGTAATTTAACAAAAGCAATCAATGCAGATAAGGATATTAAACGGTCAACATTTAGTCCATGCTCATACTGCCTCATTTCTTCCAATGCCATAGGATCCGGAATACGTTGAATACCATAAACAGCTTTTACAAGATTTCCATTTTCATCAGTTTCCTCATATACCTTCTCTTTAAGAGATTCAATTAAGTATGTCAAGAGGTTATTGACAAAGATTGTTCCTGTATTTTTCCAACCATATTCTTGATGTGTACTATTATTAAAACCATGTTCCTTTAAGAACATCATTTCGGATTTAGGAACTAAATACTTTTGTAATCTATGATGTATCATATAAAGAATAAATAACGATACATTGGCTTCAACTAATGTCCATGCATTATACCATTTAATAATTAACTCTAAACGTTTATGTGTATCATTAATATCATCAAATCTTCCAGTCCATGAACATACAATTTTATCTCCTTCAATAAATGTTTGTGATTTTCCATTCTCAAACCTTGTTACTTGTATTGGATTTTTGTAAACAAATATAGAACAAAGTGAATCAGAAGATGTTGTTTTACCTTCTGATACGGGGTCAATAGAAGCATAATAAGTTTGCCATTCAGGTTTTTCATCAGGTCTTTCCCAAACAACAATAGATCCAGATTTATCCACCATCTTTTTATCTACAGGAAATTCACGAATAGGAGGTTTTGTTGTTAATTTTACTTCTAGTATTCCATCTATTTTTTCTGATAAATTAATTAATTCATAAGGGTACTTTCCATCATCTACTTCTAATTTATGACTTTCTATAAGAGCTAATGGAAAACGAGATTCAACTCTAGCTGCAAAAGCAACCTCCATATTAATAGGTCTTTGAGATTTTCTGATTTGACAAGTTTCTGGTTCTAAATCACGTTCCCATTCAGCATATAATTCTTTTAGTCTTGCAGTAGCTTCTTCAACCATTGAGTTACCAAAAACATCAATGTATGGAGGCATTGAATATTGTTCAGGAACAAATAGACCTGTTTCTTGAATATTGTTTTTCCAATTAACCCATTTATTTTTTACAGCATAAAAACCATTTTTTTTAGCTTTATACATATATGTTCTTAATGGTTTACATTGGTCAAGGTCTCCAACAGTTCCGGCAGCAACAAAAAATCCAGTTGTAATATCTCCAGCTTGCATAGCGGGTAAAAGAAACTCTAATGTTTTATCCATTCTTGGAGCAATACCGGCTTCTTCATAAAAAAACATTGTTGTTAAACCTCCTACACCTGCAGTATCACTTTGTTGAAAAGATATTGATTGTAAAGTTCCTCCTAAACCAACATCATATTTTCTACCTCCTTCACTAACTTCTTGTTTTTGTACCCATTCTCCAACAGTTCCTGGATTCATTTCTCTAGTCCAAGCTGTGTGTTTATTAAGGTGCGTTCTATACATCTGAGCATATTTCCATGAACCATTAACTCCTGTTAGATAAGTCTCAAGCGATCCTCCAAGTTTTAATACTGGAGCGTCCTCAAACCATAAAAGATTTATAAGTTTAGCTATATGGTATAATGAAGAACCAAACTGTCGTTTTTTAAGAATAGCTCCATGTTGATATTTTAATTCAGCTATAAACTCATATAAGTCCATCCATATTTGAGAATCCCATATATCATTTAACCGTCTTAATTTTTTAACCTTATCTATAATTGGAAGAAAGTTAATCCAAAAATAATAGTACCTAGATAAATAATATTTGTTTTCTCCTTTCCAATAGAATACTCCTTTACGAGATTTAAGTTTTTCAAAATCCCAATATTCTTCATGGTCTAATGATCCTTCTAAAAAGTCACAATAGTAATCATCCTTTTCAAATTTATTAGCTTGACTTTTAAATTCAAAAATTACATCGTCAAGATTGTATTCTCCAGGTTCTTTAAAGTAATCTGTTTCTAATAATTCAGCAAATTTTTCACGAGAATCAAAGGATATAAGTTTCCAAATACCATTATCATAACAAGGTATATTTTCGTAGATTTCTCCAATTTTTTTAGTATTATATTTTATCATCTTAAATCATATGGTAGTTTAGAACTTCCTCTAGCTTTAATTTTATTTTCTTCTTGAACATCTTCATACACTCCTTTAAAGGATTCACGAACAGCTTTAAATTCTTTTGCTACTCGTAATAAAGCTCCTATGTTTCCATCTCTACCGTCAGTAATCTCTGTATGTTTTAAATAGACATTTAGATTTTCCAACATTGATTTTATTGCATCATAAGACCTCATTGTTGGTGTCATAAATAAATCACGACATTGGTCAATAGCATAAAGAATAGCAGGATCTTCAATGTTAAATTCTGGTTGTAAATCTTTAAGGATTTTATCTTCTCTATCGGTTTCTGAAATATTAAAATAGGGATTGTCAGGACCAACGTAAGTCATATAATAGATATACGCAAATACTTTAACGTTATCTTCGGGGTAGGTGTCAATGATTTTCTTAAGCCAGCTAATCATGTAACAATGTTCAGTTGGTTTTACAACTTTACCTTCTAATTCAAATAGTCTTATGTGCATTATATAGAATTTGTTTTTTATTAATTTGTAACCATTTTAATACAGAAATAACTTCTTTTTTTAAATAAGGAAGTTTAATTGGGTTAACTGCTTTTACAATAGGATTACCTATAGGATCTAACGCATGAATAGGATAACCAAAATCATTTATACCTTCAATTTCAAATTCAATATGATGTATTTCTAAAGCTCCCGGTTCTAAGTTGTAATTGTATTTAAGTATGACGTACATATAAATACTTAACTGTAACGCGTAATGATTAAATTCGCAGTCTTCTAAATGACGTAAAGGGCCTAATAACATTTTTCTTTTTCCATCATAAAACTGATGCCCTCTTAATTTTATTTCTTTACTTGTTTTATAATCATAAACGTCAACTTTATTTGCATAAACTTCAATTCTATCTGCTTGACCACAGATACTAGCTGACCGTAAATAAACAAAATGTTCTGGATATATTCCTTCTGATAGAGTTTGTTCTGGAGCAAATTTAGTTTTCCCTTCAATTAAAGGATTGATAATTGATAACTCAATACCATCTCTTGTGATTGTACTACATTGCAAAGTAGCTTTCTCACGTTCATTATGATACCAAGAACCTAGTTTAGTAGCACGTTCATTTTCTTTATTCCAAGCATCCATAATATCTTCAGCTTTTCTACCAAAATATTTTGGATTTTTTCCTTTAGCACATTTTTCAGCTACAGTTTTTGTGTCAAAAGGTTCCTTGAATTGTTCTACAAGTTTTGTAACACTTATCCATTGAAAATCATCATTTTCATCAATAGAAGTGTAAACGTGTCCATCTTCAATAAACTTTAACATAATCTAGTCTGTTTCGTTATTTAAATCTTCGTGCATTAGTTCTTCTTCATCTGTTAAAACTGCAGACCAATGACCTTCTGGACACTCGCTAGATAAACTTCTTAACTTAAATTTAAGAGAGCAACCACAGCTTCCACAACAAGGTTGTGTATTTGCAACCATACATCTATCTCCAGTATTATCTATTAAAGAACAATCATTACATTTCTTTTCTCGTTCTGTAGCTATAATCTCAACAGCTTCTTTTTTAAAAATATTGTTTTTTATTCCCTCTAGAATTTCACTTCTATTTTTCCAAATTACTGATAAATCCATCTTTATTTAATTTTAACATTAATACTTTTTGTTCTTCTAAAGCAATCTCAAGCTTTTTACGTTTGATTATATGCTTAAAGCTTTTTATTTTGTCGCCAGCTAAAGCAACCGTTAATTTATCTATTGACCTTTGTAATCTTTCCTTTCTAATGTGGAGTACACCTAAACCTGTTATTCTTATTCTATTTGCACCAAAGGTTTCTACTTTGTTTCGTACTATACGGTAATAATAATTTACTACATCTTCAATTAGTTCTTCTGGAGCATTTAATTCTTTAGCAATTTTAGGAATTAGATTTTTCGATTTGATCAGCATGGTATACCTTTAAATTAATTAAAATTGTTCCTGAGTTTAATAAAGAAAAAACATTAGATAATTCTATATTTTTATTCCCCAAACCTTTACGTATAATGTAACCATCCTTAACGCATTTTATTATAAAGTTTCTTACTGTTTGAGGATTTGTAAATAATTCTAAATCTGTAACTTGTTGACAGAAATCAGAAATATTTATTTCTCCCCATAAACCTAAGTATGATAATGTGTCCAATTGAGCAGGAGCAATACGAATATTGTTCATGAAACAATAGAAGTGCATCTGATATCTAATTATATCAAATAAACTTAAGGGCACGTTCTTTTCTATTACTAATGCCTTTGCCATTATTCTACTTCTTTATCAATATCATTATCAGAACCTCTTGTTTTGCTCATATCTGTTTGTTGAGGATTTCTTAACTGAGCAAGTTTTACTTTAGCTAATGTTTCCTCAAAGGTGTGTTGAGCAATTAAACATTTCATTCTAGAATAGTTTTCTTGAATTTCTAATACTTCCATTTGTTCTTTCATGAAAGTTATTTGTTTTGCTTTTAACTCCAGAATCTCGTCTAAAGTTAAATTTTGAATGTTGGTTTCTTCTGACATAATTTTAAATATTTATTGTTTCAAATATACAACAAATCATTAACTAATTAATGTTTAAAATAAAAAAGCATCTATTACTAGATGCTTTAGCTTAAGAAATAAAATTCAAAAGGTTGCGTTATTTTTTTTTAGGATTGTTTCCTTTCCCATTTCTAGCTCTATTAGTAGACTGTTTTTCGTTAACAAGTTTTCCTAATTTAGTATGAGATTTATCTTTGCCATCTCCATTACCATAAGTTCCTGAATCTCTATTAGATTTATTGAGTTTTGCTCTATAATTCTTACGTTCTTCAGTAGCATGATATTCTTTATTGTACGCGTCTTTTTTAGCCTTAGCTTCAGGATTTTCTCTAAAGTATTTTGCAGACTTACTTTTACCTTTAGAGGTTCCAGCTAATCCATTTCTTTTCTTTGAGTTTGTTCCTGATGCTGCCATTACTTTTTCTTTTTAGTTGTGGATTTATTCATCCTCTGTCCAACCATCATTCCTGCAGTAAAAGCTTTTTTACTTTTCTCCCCACATTCTGATTTTTTTGGTGTTTTCTTAGTTGTTGCCATTTGGTTTTTATTTTAATTATAAATTAGTAGTAGTAATTAACGTATATGAAAATGAATTTCCATGAATAGCTTTTGCCTTATTCATAATTACCATAAACTCTTTAAAGTCTTTTAGTCTTTTAAATACTTGACATCCTTCACTCCAGTTCTCAACATATTCAGATTGAGTCTTAGGATTTGACCTATGACCATTGATTCCAAAAACTCCTTCAACAATTAATGTTTCATCAAAAATCATATCCTTGTTTTTATCTCTCCATCCTTTACAAGGTTTTACCTGACGCATGGCTTCATATTTGCCTTGATGAAAACCAATTGTCCACATACCTCTATATTGTCCGGGAATCAATCTAAATACACCTGCAGGATTATGAAACTCTTTCATTGCTTTTGTTCCAGGATCAGTTGTAATATCCCATTCGTGAAATTTCCAAACTCCTGTTTCATCTTTATAAGATAAAGTCATCTTATCGTCAAAAAGATTAGTTACCTTTCTTCCCGGCAATAAGTTTCTTACACCAACAATGTTTACATCATAGCTTTTGTTTGCGTCATCATTAAACCAAACATATCCCTTTGCTTTTACAGCAGATTCTATTCCTTCTCTTGTCATAATTAATTTATTTAACTTTTTTAAGATTTGAATTTTTACGTTTAGCTGAGGGAGATGCTTCTATTGCATCTAAATGCTCTTTAAGTGTAAATACTTTTGGTTCTGCCGTTACTTTTTCTTTTTAACAACACCACCTTTTTTGTAAGTTGCTCCGCCATTCTTTCTTACAGTTTTATTATATACTGTACCGTCAGGTTTTGTTACTTTAATATATGTTGTACCATCTGCTGCTGAGTATGTTTTGGTATTTACTCCAGCACTACTAGTATAATTTTTACCTCTTAACCCAAGTGCTGAATTTATACTTTGTAGTGTATTTTCTTGCACTGTATCTCTTTTTGCTGTACCCATGCCATTTTCTGCTTTAGGAACTCTTTTTGTAACAGTTCCGTTTTTTGCTTTAGGAGTTCTTTTTGCAGTAGCTCCTCCAGTTTTCATCATTTTAGTTTTCATTTTATTTTGATTTAGTTAAATTTTACTTTTTATTTTTGGATAAACTAGGATTAAAAAAAGAATTAGTTTTTTTGGTTACTCCTCCCTTTTTTTGAAACTCCATAGCCCCCTCTGCATTTTCCATTTTTGTCTTGTTTATCAGCTCATTAGAATATTCAGAACCTTTAAGTGTATTAAGATATGCTCTATATTGCGCTGGTGACATATCACTAGGATTTACATAATCCTCTTTTACATTTAATGCTCCAGACTGTATTTGACCTTCTGCTTTTCTTACTGCTCTATCAAATTTTCTAGCAGTTCTTTTTGGACTCCTCATAATTTCCTATTGTTTATAAAATTAACATTTTTTTGACTTAACCATTCCACCTTTTTTAGCTTTAACCATGGTTTTAGATGTTGTACCACCATTACTCATTTTTTTATGAGTAGTTCCACTACATTTCATACAACCACCTTTCTTCATAGGAGATTTGCATTTTGAACACATTGTTTTCATAGTTATTTATTTTTATTGTTTATTATGTCTTCTACATACTTATCTCTTTGCTGAATTAAGTATGCTTCTCTATTACGCATTATTTCTAGTTGCTCTTCAAATAGTTTATTCTGGTAGTATAATCCTCCAAGCATTAGTATAATAATAAAAGATTGTTCTTTTACTTTAGATAAGAATGTATCCATTATACTTGAAGAATTATTAGTTAAGCTCATTTAGATTTTTTTTTATGTTCTTAGCTTTCATTACTAAATCAATAATCTTCTTAAGAAAAGAATATCCTTTTACAGCAGTAAAATTTTCATCTATACTTTTTACTTCAATAGAAAGAAGTACAAGCGCAATTACTTTTGTAAATAAGAAGTCTATACTTATTACAGAATGCGTAATAACATTTATCATAAGAAAGTCCGCAGCATACACTAACATTATAGCAACTACATAAGAAATCATTTTAGGAATTAAGCCATGTCTAAATATTTTAGAGGAGACATCTTCTCCTGTCTTATATGCTCTCCAAACACCAAACCCTGTGTCTATCAATACTGATAATATAACAAGTATTATAATTCCATTAATAGGCGCAAAAAATAAAAGTAGTGTTTTCAAAATAGTCATGATATGTGCAGAGATATAGTTTTTCATTGTTATAAAAGTTTTGACTTAGCTACCTTATATATAGTATAGATAACAGTTATGATTAGTAAAAATACAAAAATCCAATTGATAATCTTTTTCCATAGTGGAACTTTCTCATATATTCTTATTGGAATCTTTCTTGTAACTATCTTATCAATGTACACAGTATCACATTTACCTTGGATATAAACTTTATTATATCTATCCATCCATACTTTTACTTTAAGTTGTTCTTGCTCTAAGTAAACTGTATCATATAACTGTTGAAGTGTTACAACGGTGTCTAAGTGTACTTCAGGAACTGTTACTCTAATAGTATCATGAATAGTAATAGAGTCAATAGAAGTAAGCTCAGGGTGTTTTCTGAGCAATCTTTCTAGTCTTCTCTGTGGAGTACAAGA